AGCATCAATTGTATTCACAATCGTTTTTAGAATGTGTTTTTCATCTTCAGATTCCATTGCCATCATCATAATCTTTTCTTCTTTTACAAGAAAAGGTCTAAAGCTAACTTTCTTTTTCATTGACGGGATTGTCAACTCATATTCAGGTGATTCATTCAGTTTCGGTAAAGCCATTATATTTTATCCTATAATCCAATTGCAATATTTGCATTTATAAAATTCTGAGAGGGTTCAATTACTCTCCAGTTTGTAAATGATACTTGGGTAGATATTTCAACTAATCCGTCAAGTTCATTTGAAAAGTCAATTGATTGTATTGTAGTCGGAAATGCATTAATAAGTTCAACACTATAAACACTTCCTCCACCAACATCTAAACTAATATTTAGTGGTCCAATGTTACGAGAAAATCCTGCAACAGGTTTTTTCAGTTGATGAATCTTAATTGGGAATTCATAATCTACTTTATATCCAACTTCAAGTGTTTCTTCATCAATCACTCTATTTCTCCAAGCATCAAGATATTTTCTTGGTCCATAATCATTCAATGCATAGAAAGCAAATGCTACGTCATTGACTGCATATCCATATGCTATTTTTTCAAATTCCATACTGATTCTTCGATCAGCAGTTAGGATTTGTTTATCTGGTAAACTTGCTCTTGTACATAATATATTCATTTCATTTGGTGATATCCCACCAATTGCTGGTAATTCAACTAAGAATTGATTTGGTCGCGCAAATCCATTTCTTCTCGATGCTAATGATTTTAATTCATCTATACTTGCCATTAAATCATTTTCCTTGAATCTTTATAAACTGTTGATCTGTTTGCTTTATTCCAATCTGCAGTTGGAAGAAATGCAGCTATCTCCCATTCAGCTGCAGGTACAAGAGCAAATCTGCTTCTCACATGAGAAAGTAGATATCTCTTAAAGCATGGTTTGAAATACTTGAATTTACGAGCACCCTTAATCAAACTGTATGATAATCTAAACCGGGTTGACTCATCATATCTTTTATTATTTGTCACTTCGAGTAATGCATCTAGAAACTTTGCTCTCAATAATGGTGGAAGATAATGTAAATTCATACCATAGAATCCCCCTTCAGCCGGTTCAACCGGAATAACTAATGGGAATCCATCATAATATGGTAACTTTTCTTTTGTCTTTGGATCATAGAAAAACATATACATTTTGCCAGTTCCAAATCTTGATCTGAGCTCAATTTCTTCTTCTCTCATAAGTTCTCTACGATTAATTCTTCCAAGCCTTTGAGCTCTCTTTCGAAACCAATCACGGGATTCTTGTGTCCGTGGGTTAATACCAGCACGAAATGCTTCAAGTTCTAACTTTTGAAATAGATTTGACATAAGACTATTTATAATTATTTTTTAGGTTTTTTGCGATATGGAGCAAGGGGTTTCAGTTTCTTTAGTTTACCTGGCATGGGTTTTTGTAATAACTTCATTTCTTGTAGAGTTTTTTCTGTCCATATCTGAAACTCCCAGCCACGATCCTTACAGTATTCTTCGGCAGCTTCCCATTTATTCATATTCTTAATATATGTCAATCCTTCATTAATATACCTTTTTGTTCTACGTTCACCAGTTGGCGGAGCAGTTTCTTTTTCAGGTTTGATTTCAACAAGGATTGTTTTTTCTTCGGTTACAATTTTCAAATCAACAAAATATCTGTGATATCTTTTGTCGACATCATAGTAATATGGTATGACGACTTCTTCAGAAGACCAATACTTTACTTTTGGATTGTCATCACACCATTTAAACACATTTCTTTCCCATAAAGAACGATAAACAACATTAGTGAAATCGCCTTTATACTTCTTTGTGTTCTTTACTATGTAACGTCCAGAATATGCCATTTTATATTATAAATAGAAAAATAAGTATTTAATTATCTATAGAGATTCATATGCCAGGTTTAAAATATCCACTACAAGAAGAAAATAAATTCCTTCAATCAAAGATCGTGTTTTCAATCTTTGAAGTAGATCCTCCTGCATTTAAAGGCGGCAAAGGTCTAGTAAACACAATACAAGATGCATGGAAGGCTACTGGTGGAGATGTACAGGTAGGTGGAAATGTCAATTCAAGTAGTGTTGAAGATGTGTCGGTTAGTGCTATGAAAGTAACTCCTATTGGCAATGGGCAGGTTTCACTTTATCTTCCAATTGCTTATCAAGTGAATGAAAGTTTAAATTATGAAAATGTAAATCTAAATGCTTCAGGTGCAGCAGCACTCGCTGGATTAAATGCTGGATCTGGTGCATTAGGTGCAGCACTTCGAGGAGTATTTGAAGGGGTTCAAAGTGTAGGAGCATTATTTGGAGAAGGAACTGCTGGTTTAGGCGCAAGACTTGCAGCAGAAAGATTAGCAAGATCACCAGGTGGATTTCTTGTTCCTGAAGGTGTAAGAAACGCAGTTGGTCTTGCAGCAAGAGTAACTGTCAATCCGAATATTCGAACAGCATTTCGTGGAGTTAACATACGTGAATTTTCTTTTCAATTTAAATTTTTACCAAAGAGCCCGGAAGAATCTTTACAAGTAAAACAAATTATCAATCTATTACGTAGGCATGCCTTTCCTGAAGAGATAAGAGCAGGGTCGGTTCCTCTTGGTTATAAATATCCAGACCTTTTCAAGATACGACTTCTTTCTGGTAAACCAGGAGAATTTAAAAACGTAGGAACACCAATTAAAATGTCACAACTTCGTAATATCACAACTGTCTATAATCCTACAACAACTGCTTTACATCCAGACGGATCACCAACTGAAATTGACTTGACTTTAGGATTCATTGAATATAAAACAATTAGTCGACAAGATATTGATAATGAAGATACTGATAACTTTTATGAGTATTATGGTAAGAATCCAACATTTGAAACTCGTGGTGGTGGGGGAGGTAAATAATGTCAAACTATTTTCAATATTTTCCGCGTGAATCATATATCTTTGGTGATGAAGCAATGCCTGATATATTTCAAAATATTACAAGATATGCTGATGTAATTGATCAAGTGAAAGATAACTCTAGTCTTTATGAAGATTATTATATACAAGATAATGAAAGGCCAGACCAAGTCTCTTATAATCTTTACGGTAATGCTAATTTTTATTGGACATTCTATTTGATGAATAATAAAATAAGAGAACAGAGTTGGCCACTTTCAAATGAAAAAGTATTAGAATATGCTCAGAAATATTATCCAAATAAAACTCTCACGACAAGAGATAGTCTTTCAACGATTACCGGATTTTATAAAACTGGCGATGTAGTTGAAGGAAGATCTTCTGGTGCGACTGGAAATATTGTCCATCGTAACTTAGATATTGGTCAGATAACAGTTAAAGTAACGAGTGGAACATTTCTTTCAACAGAAAATATTCAAACTGATGGAACAACTGAAATTGTAAAACTAACAGCAGCTGAAGATGAGTATAATGCTGCACATCATTATGAAGACTCGAGTAATGTTTGGACTGATATTGATCCGACAGTTGGTCCTGGCGGATTACTTACAGAGGTGACTGTACTTGATCGATTATATAATCAAAATAATGATCTAAGACAAATCAAAATCATTAAGTCAGGACTAATACAGGATATTGTTTCTTCATTCAGAGAGGCAATCGCAAATTAATGGCAGTCGATAGAAATACTGATCTCGATAACGTTTCTGATTACGTATTTGATTCAATCATTTTAATCTCAGAGAGATTGGCAGAAGATGTTGATATCAAAGATGCAGTTTCAGATCTTGAAATATATGAAAACCTAGACCTCCCATATCTTACTGCAAAACTTGTTCTTGTTGATAATGCAAATATTATAAAAGATGCAGATATACTTGGTGGAGAAAAAATTCAAATTGCACTACGCAGTCTTCAAGTTGGTACTAAATCCTTTTCTAAAACATTCTATATTTCTAAAATTATATCAGCTCAAAGGAATGGTGATCATACAGAGGTTGATTATATACATTTAGTAGAAGATATTTGTTACATATCAAATCTGAAAAATGTGAATAAGTTTTATAGAGGATCTGGTGCAGAAATTATTGAAAAAATATCTAAAAGTTTTCTTTCAAAGGAAATTGGTCAACTCTCTTCAGATTCAACATCAAGAGATCTAATTGTACCAAATATGAGTCCGATTGAAGCAATGTTATGGATTCGTAACAGCATGAGTACAGTTGAAGGATATCCTTTTTATCTTTTCTCAACACTCTTTGGTGAAAAATTAGCATTAGCAGATCTGAGTACGCTGCTTCAGATCAATGCAATTAATGAAATACCTTATCGATCAAATGAAGGAGCATCGACATCAGGTGCTGAAGATGTTGCAAGTAAAGTTTTAAATGCTTATCGATTTGAAGAGTCAGAAGATCTTTATAAGTTAATTCGAAAAGGTGTGATAGGAGCAAAATATAATTATATTAACACCCTTACAAATGAAACAAATCATTTTTCATTCGATGTAGTAAAAGATCTACTGAAACCATTAATTGAAAAGAACATTTTAGGTGATCAAAAAAACGTTACCTTTACTCCTGAATATGAAATAGACGGGGTTTCTTTCAATGAGATGAAGAGTAGAACAATATCAAGAGTTGGTGCTTCACTCCCATATCGTACTGATTCTGAAAAAATAAATCGGATTGGTTATGGTGAAGAAAAGAATATTGGTAATTATAAGAGAAGAGTAACAACGAGTGCGATGAATCATATTCTGAGAAAATCACCTCTTACATTTGCGGTTGATGGTCTTGATTTTATCGATGGTAATACTCATTTTACAATCGGAAACAATATTGATATAGAATTTCTTGCACCACTTATTGACCATCAAGATCAAAGAATAGATACAAAAAGATCAGGTAGATATCTTATCTACTCGGCAAAGCATCTTTTCAAAAAAGAAAAGTATGACTTGATTATGACTGGCGTCAAGATGGGTAACTCAACGAGAATATAATGGAACCAAAAAAGAATATAGATTTTTATGGAGATCAGACTAGATGGTTCACAGGTGTTGTGAAGAGTCTAAACGATCCATTACAAGTCGCTCGCATACAAGTTCGAATACATGGTATTCATTCTGACAGTCAGGTTGATATACCAGATGAAAACTTACCGTGGGCACAGGTCGTAGCTCCGATCAGTGCAGGAGGTACGAGTGGTCTAGGAAATCCACTTGGTATTCAAGTTGGTGCACTTGTCTTTGGGATATTTCTTGACGGACAACATTCACAACTTCCACTCGTACTTGGATCAATACCAAAACTCGAAGGACAAGAAAGAGATACACCTTCTGTCAATGCACTTGCTCGTGGTACGAATACTGTCTCTCATACACCAGATTCAGTTACAAGTGAGCCAGCATTACCTTACGCAGCAGAATATCCATACAATAAAGTCTATCAAACTGAGTCGGGTAATACAATTGAGATAGATGATACACCTGGAGCAATACGTATTCATATTCGTCATGCTTCTGGCACATTTGTTGAAATGCATCCAAATGGTGATGTTGTCACACATACTAAGAATGGATTCAAAACTGTAACAGGTAACGAAAAGATTCACGTAACTGGTAATATGGAAATATATGCAGATGGTGATATCAAGTTACAAGCAACAGGAAATGTTGATATAGATGGGGCGAGGATAGATCTAAACTAATGCCAGAAGTAGTAAGAAGTCAAGTTGATTTACATATCGGACACGCGAGTCCAACTCCGAATCCATTTCATCAAACAGTATATAAAGGTGGATCCACAAACGTGTTCGTAAATAATCGCAAAACGATTCGAGTCGGAGATAAGACTGGCTGTGGAGATCCAGCTGCAGCTGGATCAGCAAATGTCTATGTGAATGGTAAACCAATACATCGTAAAGGTGATGCAACTGGAGGACATGGCTCATGGGTACCGAATGCTGCAGCATCTGGGTCAGGAGACGTTTTCGCAAATGGCTAATCCAGATTATGCAACATTATTGCCTCAGATAGCAAGAGAGACAGATGCTGTAAAAAAGCAAGCGCTTATCGATGAATGTTATCAATTCAATGAGCCTTTGACGCTCGAAGAGAAGAGTTTGTTTTCTTATTTTACTCCGGACGGAATCGAGGATAATGATTATGTAATTGATAATCCTGGATTGATACAGGGTAACTTGTTCGTAAGTTATGTTGGAGATTATTATAACAGATATGCACAGACCACTACCACCGAGGATGATAATACTTTTGGTGGACCGTTTTATATTTACGGTACAGGAAAAACTGGATTCGGATCTGGGCAACTAGGATTCTTTTATCCACTCTATACTGATCTAAACGAAATTTCTGGTGAGTATCATGTACATACTTTTGAAGAATATGAGGGATACACTTTTTACATGCCCGATAGCGAAATGAATCATGCAGTCGCGACAGCACCGTCTGACTTATATGAATACGGAGACTTTGATGTAATACTCGAAGGAGCAGAAGCACCAACTCCAATTATAGTTGTAGAGTACACCCCTCCACCTCAAGAAGAAGCACCTGCCGAAGAAGAGGAAGAAGAAGAGGTAGTGACTACAACACAGACTATCGCAGTATCAGCACCTTCCACAGATGATACCTATAACAACTTTGGCGGTATCACAGGATTGACTTTAGTAAGATCAACCACAACTTCATCTTCCGAACAATCCGGAACTTTTTATCAAGGAGGAACCTTTGGTAATTCTAATAGCTCAGGCGGAAGAGCAGGTGCTAGAGGTAGAGATGATCCTGGCACTATAACTATCACTTCTGCTGGAGGAACAAACACAGGAAGTTATGGCACTGGTGGTAGTATACCTGCCGATGATGTAAATGGTGTTGGAGCAGGTCCATGGACAGTATCAACGTCAACTGAAGCTGATGTAGGATATTTCTATTATCAAAATACAACCACTATTTCTTATTCATTCACAAATAACACAGGATATTCTGTAACAATAGAAGGTATAGTTATTCCAAACGGTATCGGTCCAGAAGCAATAACAATTTCAGGTGACGTAGATGTTACCTATACGTCGGAGAGTTAAATGGTTACGTTGAGAAAAAACAAGGGTTCAGCTCTTACTTATGATGAGATGGATCAAAATCAAGTTGAAGCAGCGCATCGAGTTGCGGGATCAAGTATAAGCGAAGACCTTAGTCTAAGTGGCAAACAAAGTTCGATACTGATTGGCGATGATATAACAATTGCTTCAGGAAAAACAGTCACACTTCGAGACTCTGCATCGATTGATATAATCAATCCTGAAGACGCAAAAAGTTTATCACTAAGAAAACCAATCCAAGCGCCAGGCTCTATAGTTCAAGTACAATATTATCAAATAACTGCAACAAATACCGTACGGTTTACAGTAGGTAATACAGGAGTTGCTACTGCTATGCAAGTCGATAATATTTCATCTGCAAGTAGAATTACATTACCAAACATGGTTCCTGGGGAATTCCCAGGTGTAAACAACGGGGTATTTTCAGTCGTCATTACTCCTAAATATTCGAATAGTGTGATTAAAATAGAAGCAATGGTAAATGGAGAATGGACTGATGATACTTATACTCATAAAACCGGATGGGGTTTTGCTCGTCAAGTAGATGGAGGGATGACCTTTTTAAAAGCGGATCCTTTTGAGACTCGCTTGGCATGTGTTGCGCCAACATCAAGAAGCTACTTCGGTGATAATGATGCCAGTACTCCAGAATGTGCTAATTATTCTTATTTCGATATACCGAATACGACTAAGTCTATCCGATATCATGTAACATGCTTAGGTACAAACAGCAACACTTTTCGAGTTAATAGAACAGCTGATGATGGCTCTGATCATCAGCGTTTCACATCTTTCATTAGCGCCACGGAAATCGCGCAATAATGTTATAAATAGAACTAAGAGAGGTTTAAATGAGTACGATAAACGCAGACAATTTAACAGTCCAAAATTTAACTGTGTCAGGAACACTTGCTTATTCAAGTGTAACTGCACAAACATCTGGATATCCTGCAGGGTCTATTATAGAAAAATTAGTTGGTAGATGTAATGGTGAAACTGTCACTGTTTCTTCTGGCACTTATACAATGCCAAATGTAACATCAGAATATCAACTTTCATCTGCGTGGACAGATATAACAGGATCAGAATTATCTTACACTCCACCAGCAGGAACTAAAAGAGTTTTATACGAATTTCACTTTATTGAAAACGCAGATGATGGAGCTGATGCTATACTTTCATACAAATGGTTAATTGATGGAACAGAAGTAACTAGCCAATATAAAGCAGGTGGGCACTATAGAGTTGGTGATATGAAGCTTCCACTTATTATTAATTGTGCTGCAGATGCTGATAATGCTGCAACTGCAGATTTTACAAGTTGGACATCAGCAAAAACTATTAAGTTACAAGGATATGAAAGATCAGGAAGTCCGGGTGCTCTTCATTCATCGCGTTATTGGGAAGGTGGGGAAATTGCACAAGTATATCCACCTAATTTATTTATTACGGCACTAGCATAATGGCAGTAAAAGCATTTTCAATTGAAGACGGTAACTTAGCTACCAAACCGATTACGACTTCGCAGACTCGTACGTACAAGGATATTGACTTAACGTTTGCAAAGAAGGCGACTGGCGAGGTCTTTAAGAAAACAGACGCAGCTGCCGTCAAGCAATCAATAAAGAATATTTTATTAACTAACAGAACAGAGAAACCTTTCAATCCAACTTTTGGTGGCGACTTAAATCGATTTCTCTTTTCACTTGATACAGAATTTGATGAATATGAAATAGAAGATGCAGTTATCTCCTCTCTTGCTAAATTTGAACCCAGAGCAAGAGTAACGAAAATTGATTCGATTATATCACCAGATTATAATTCAGTGAGTATTACAATTCAATTTCGAGTATTAAGCACATCTACGAATGAACAGATTACTCTTTCACTTACAAGGTTAAGATAATGGCTACAATCAATTCTTCAGATCTTGATTTTAATACGATCAAGAATAACTTAAAAACATATTTTCAGCAACAGTCAGAATTCGCTGATTATAATTTCGAAGCAAGTGGATTATCAAACATACTCGACGTTCTTGCATATAATACACACCTGAACGGATTGATCGCAAATGTTGGCATCAACGAATCATTTCTGAGTTCAGCTCAGCTGAGATCATCTGTCGTATCCCATGCTGAAAATCTTGGTTATTATCCAAGATCAAAGACTGGCGCATCGATTGATGTCACAGTCACCGTTAAGACTTCGGATACGGCAACTTCTACAATCACACTTCCAGCTTATTCAGGATTCACTTCAGACGTCGACGGAACAACTTATAACTTTCTTACGACTGCTCCTCATACTGGAACGAATGACGGTTCGGGCAATTTTTCAATTCGTACTTCTGCAGCATCTACTTTGATACCAATTACACAAGGGACATTTCGAACAAAGACATTTCTTGTAGGAGAGACAGAAGATCAACAAGTCTATGTGATACCAGATGAAAACTTAGACACCTCAACAATTACTGTAAAAGTATTTGATACGGTAACATCTACTACAAGTCAGACCTATACAAACGTCAACGAGGTTCTGAGCATCACTCCGATCTCGACTGTCTATATCTTACGTGAAGCACCGAATGGATATTACGAATTGACATTCAGTGATGGCACAATACTTGGAAGAGCACCTGCAGCAGGAAATAAAATCGTAGTTCAATATTTAGCAGTTGACGGGGCAGATGGCAATCTCGCATCTACTTTCGAAGGTAACTTTACAATTACAGGATTAACAATTAATGAGATAGAAGTATCTCCATCAGTATCAGGATCGGTTTCAGCTGGTGGCGCCGAGAAAGAAAGCATCGATTCAATCAAAGTAAATGCACCAATTAAGTTCGCATCACAACAAAGACTTGTAACAGCTGAAGATTATAAGGCATTAATATTAGCAAACTATGGTAATGTAATTGACAATGTGACAGCATGGGGTGGAAACGATAACGTCCCACCTGTTTATGGAAGAGTATATGTCAGTCTTGATTTTAAAGATAATATTAGTAATGCAGTGAAAACGACAACAAAGGCGAGTATACAATCGAATCTTTCAGAGAGTCTTGCTATTTTATCAATTGATACATTCTTTACAGATCCAGTAAATACGTTTTTAGAATTAGGAGTAACATTCAACTTTGATCCAGATCAAACTGGAGTAAGTAGCGCGAATATTGAAAATACAGTTCGTAATACAATTACAACGTTCTTTACGAATAATCTTGGCACATTCGATTCTGTTTTTAGAAGATCAAATTTACTTTCAGAAATAGACGACGTTTCTTCAGCAATACTTAACTCCAAGATGGATGTAAAGATTAGACAATCATTTACACCTGTCGTAAATACTATTCGAGATTATACAGTTAACTTTCCGGTCCAAATAGTATCTCCTGACGATGAAACACCAATCATTACTTCTACAACATTCACTTTCCAAGGTAACTCAGGTTCATCTCTCAGGAACAAAGTAGAACATAACACAACAACAATGCAGATCATCTCTTCAGGAGGAACTGTACTAAAAGATAATGCTGGTAGTTTCAATACTTCAAATGGTACCATCACGCTTACAGGATTCAACGTAAGTGAATTCACTGGAACTGAAATTAAAATTACAGCAACTCCTGCGAATCAGAGTACGATCAAACCACTAAGAAATTATATTATCAGTCTTGATACAACAAAACTTGTGATCACTTCAAATGCAGATTTCCAAAACACTGAGGCTTCATTGTCACTATGAGTCATATAATACAAGATAAGAATAGAAGACTAATTAACTTTGATACTGCCAAAGTATCAGAAGTATTACCAGAATATTTTCAAAGTGATTATAGTACACTTACGACCTTTTTAGAAAAGTACTATGACTTTTTAGATTCTTCGGGTCAACATTCTTTTCATACAGAAATCAATAATATTTTAACTTCACGAGATATATCTCAAACAGATCAAACATATCTTGATGAACTAATAAAAGAAATTGGTAACGGATTAACCTCTTCATCTTTTTTCAAAAATACAAGATTGATGGCAAGACTACTTCCTCTCTTCTATAGTTCAAAGGGGACAAGATTATCTGCCGAAGGATTTTTTCGTGGATTCTTTGGAGAAGAAGCAGAGATATCTTATCCAAAAGATAACTTACTCTATGTTGGGGGAATTGATAGTACTGGTGCACAAGGACTTATTGGATTTGAAGATCAATTTAGAATACAAGATAATGAACTCTATCAAATCTTTTCAGTTCTTATTCGATCAGGTCTTTCAAGAAATGATTATGAAACATTGTATAAAAAGTTTGTGCATCCAGGAGGATTCTTTTTTGGTACACAAGTTTTAACCCAAGGTAATGGTATTATTACACTATCTGGATCAGGTGAGAATCCTCTAGATTCCGCAAGAGGTATAGTTACATTAGTAGATCAGGCTCAGACACTAATGGTTGCTGGATTCAATGATCTGACAGCATTAGTCGATTCGGGAGATAACTTACACCGCATTACATTGAATGATGCCATAGACAAATATGACGAATTTACAGTTGATGAATTAACTAGCATTTATAGAAATTTAGACACTCTTACTACACCGAATTCGTTTACGTTTGATGATAGCGCGGATCATGCTCCTGATAGTGCTCATATGGGTATGTCAATGATAACAGAAACAATGGATAATGATATGTTTACTTCATATTTGAGCGATTCTTCTATATAAAGATTATAAATAACATTATAAGAAAATAAAGGTTTTATTTTATGACGAGACAAAATATATCAACTGGAACATCGGCAAATGATGGCACTGGCGATACTCTTCGTAGTGCTGGTACAAAGATCAATGCTAACTTTACAGAATTATATACGTTCCTTGGCGGCGACGCAGATACTCTTTCATCGCAACTATCGATAGGATCTGATGGTATTATTTTTGAAGGATCAACAGCTGATGCGTTTGAAACAACATTGAAGGTAACAAACCCAACTCAAGATAATATTATCACTTTCCCTGATTCGACAGGTGACGTAATATTAACAAATACGATTCAAACACTAACAAATAAATCAGTATCATTTCGAACTTCGACTATTACAGCAAACGGAACAGCAGATGCTACAGCAACCTATATTATATGTAATAAAGGATCGGGTTTAGCTGTAACATTAGGTAGTGGTAGTCATCCTGGTCAATTGAAAATTTTTACAAACAAAGGTGCGGGAACAGCTACCATAACACCAGATGATGGTGGAAGTATTTTTGCAGGTGGTATAAGTTTTGCGATCGCGACAAATGAAGGTGCGACTTGTATTTGGGATGGAACAAACTGGTTCCTAGTTGGTAATCAAAGCGTAACAACGATAGCTTAATGGATAATTAAATGGTAGCAATAGTAACAGATACAATCAAAAAGAATATGGCAACATTACTGTTGGATCAGGTAAATAATCCTATTGCCGATTCTCATGAATTTTATATCGGTATCGGCAAAACAGATACATATAACTCAACCGATACAACAGTCAATCCATTAAGAACTTTTCGCGAAGAAAGAAATTTTAGAAATAATCTTCAGGCAGTAAAAAAGGTAGAAGGCGCGTCTCTCGTTATACCAAGATATAACTGGACTGCTGGTACAATCTTTTCAGCATTTTCTGATTCGGTTCAAGGTATACCAACGAATTCTTATTATGTTCTAACATCAAATAATGAAGTCTACATTTGCTTGAAACAGCCAACTAATGCTGCAGGAGAGGCACAGACATCAACTGTACAACCAAATTATTCTACGCAAGGTACCACGATTGATGTACCATTTGAAACGACTGATGGTTATATCTGGAAATACATGTATGAGTTAAGTGCATCACGTGCAGCGACATTTCTCTCAACTAACTGGATACCGATTGAGTATGTTGATTCAAGTGATCAAGCAACGAATGCTGCAAGTCAGAATCAGTTTAATGTTGAAGATGCTGCTGTTTCAGGTCAAATACTTGGTGTTATCGTAACATCCGGAGGTTCAGGATATACAAGCACTCCTACTATTTCATTTAGAGGAAACGGAACAGGTGGTAGTGCGACAGCGACAGTTGTAGGTAATTCTATTACAAAGATTGAAATGGATGACGAAACTTCATTTGGTAGTGGATACGATTATGCAGAAGTAGTCATTACTGGCGGAAGTGGTTCAGGTGCAGCTGCTCGAGCAATCCTTGGCCCAGTCGAAGGTATAGGAGATAATCCAACTGTCGATCTCAAAGCAAATAATATCATGCTCAATATTAAACCAGACGGAAGAGTGGCACCTGCTAATGATTCTTCAAGAATGAATGCATTCGTAGTTGATGCGGAGTTTAGACAAATCGGTTTAATGAAAAATATTAGGCACTCGGATAGCGCAAATCCAGGAGCAATCTTCAAAGGTACATCTGGTCGGGCATTACGTTATTTGAAAGTTAGTGATATCACTAACTTTAGTAACAGCATTGGAAGATTAATGAGTACTGATAGCTCTCCAGCAACAAATGCGTTTATTGACGATATAGATAGTTCAGCGATCTACTTCCATCAAAATGATTCGAGTGGATTCGGTACTTTTCATGTCGGAGCAAATATATCAGGCGCGTCAGGTGGTTCAAGTCAGATATCACAAGGTGTAAGAAATAGTGCAGTCAATCCTTTCACGGGAGAAATTCTTTACGTTGAAAACAGAGCAGCAGTTCTGAGAGATGCAGATCAACAAGAAGATATTAAAGTTATTATAACGGTGTAAAAATATGGCAACAAATATTACCAATACCACTTTTAGTACTACATATAAGGATGATTTTGTTGATAGTGATAACTATCATAGAATACTCTTCAACAGTGGTAAGTTATTACAAGCGAGAGAATTAACTCAGGCACAGACAATCTTACAAAAACAAATTGAGAGATTTGGTAATAACATCTTCACTGAAGGTGCTATGGTAAAAGCTGGTGGTGTGAACGTTAACAACGCATATGAATTTGTTAAACTAAATGAAACAACAAACTCTCTTCCTGCTGATACAAGTACAATCGTTGGTACAGAATTTACGAGTCAAGGCGCAGATGGAATTAAGTTCGAAGTACTTCAAGTTGTAGAAGCTGCAGGAGCAGATCCTGCAACACTTTATGTGAGATATACTTACACAAAAGACGCAACAGCTGGTTTATCAACTCTTCGTATTCCAGACGGAGTAAACCTTAGTAACGGTTCAGTTACTCTTACGACTGCATCATCAAATGCTGCTGGTGTCGGTATAGTCGTTAATGTTCAGAATGGTATCTTTTATGCAAAGGGCCACTTTGTCTTTACAGATAATCAATCACTTATCGTTTCAAAATATACAGATACTTTCACAGGAACAGTCGGATTTAAGGTTGTTGAAGACGTAGTCACTATTGCTGATGATACAGATTTATATGACAATCAAGGTGCAGTTCCGAATGAGGCGGCACCAGGAGCAGACAGATATAGAATCCAATTGACATTGATTGACGAAGCAGATATTAGCGCGAATGAAAGTTTCATCTTCCTAATCCAAATGCAAAATGGCGGTGTTGTTCGAACTGTAAATGAATTCAATCCGTACAACGTTCCTTCACAAGTCGTTGCTCAAAGAATAAAAGAAAACTCAGGTGACTATACAGTCAAAAAATTTAAAGCAAAATTTGAAGAGGACTCTGCAAATACGCATTTACTTTTGAAAGTAAGCGATGGCGTAGCAGTGATTGACGGATACAGAGTATCACGTGGTCCTTCCTCAATAAGAGTTCCAAAGTCGCTGAATCAGTATTCAGAGACAGGTGAAGTGGTAGCAGCAGCATTCGGTAACTTCGTCAAGGTTTCTTCAGACCAAGGAAATACAAATGGTCTACCAAGTCTGAGCACCTTTGAACAATTGAATATACAAGATAGCGCAGACTTTCATGGTGGATCAAATGCGAAACTTGGTACTGCGAGGGTTCGTGCAATATCAGAAGACGGATCGGATTACAGGTATCATCTCTTTGATATTCAAATGAATGCTAATAAATCATTTCGTAATGCAAAGAGTATCGGATCAGACTCAGATAACTGGTTCAATATCATTCAAGAAAATAATCAAGCAGTTCTTTATGAAACTGAAAAGAACAATCTACTCTTTGAATTACCAGGAACAAGACCTGCAAATATTGATACGATATCAATAGAGACACAGAGATTTGCAAATAATATTTCAGTCTCTGGTGCAGATGGTTCGATGCCAACTCTGAGTGGTACTGAAACATATGCGAATACTGGAGACTGGGTATTTGCTAAGAACGACAGTGACGTATTTACAGGATCAGTTTCATTTACCTCGGGTGGCGCGGGACAGCAGACTGCAGACTTTACTCTCGACTCTGCAGCAAATGGAACATATGAAGTTGCATACTATGTGAATAATACTGCCGGAACAATTCGTACGAAGACAAAGACCTCGACAAACTCTGGTCAAATTGATACATCAGTTGCTTCTAATATCGATTCTGACGGGAACGGATTACTCTCACTTGGTCTTGGAAAAGCAGATATATTCTCACTCACAGTAATCAAAGATTCGGCAACTGGTACCGAAGATTATTCTGGAAGATTTATATTAGATAACGGACAGCGAGATAACTTCTATACAGAAGGTAGACTTATTCTGAAAGGTGGACAGACAATGCCAGATTCTGGTGTTTATGCTACCTTTGATCACTTTACACATACCGGTGGCGATTTCTTTGCCGTCAATTCTTATGACTCAGACGACATTGGTGGATATAAGAACATACCGACTCATACTCTAGCAAATGGTTCAGTAGTCTCACTAGCAAATGTTCTCGACTTTAGACCGGTAAAGAACTCATCCGACGGAACATTCGTTGGAGGTGACGCTCAAGTCAATGAGTTACCTCAACCAAATGATACCGTTCAATTCAACTCAGACTATTATCTACAAAAATCCGCTAAACTCATTCTCACAAGTGAAGGTTTATTACAATTTATCGAAGGTAGCGATGGCGCACCTGCTATCGAATTCCCACCGACACCTGAAAAGACCATGGGATTATATAGTGTAATACTCGGTGCAAATACTCTTCACGATTCAGATCTCTTGATGCAACCAATCGAGCATAAAAGATTTACGATGAAAGACATATCTCTTCTTGAAAAGAGAATAGACCGATTAGAAGAAGCTACGACATTAACATTACTCGAACTTGACACTAAGAATATACAAATACTTGACTCAGCAGGACTGAACAGAACGAGATCTGGGTTCGTAACAGATAACTTCGAGGATCAGATTCTTTCTGATACGAGAAACGAAGACTATGCTGCATCACTTGATCCCTTTGCTTCTTTCTTACATCCCGCGTTCAATGAGGATAACATTAGATTAGTAATTGATTCAGATGCTTGTACAAATATAGTTAGAAAGGGTGATAACCTTTATCTCGATTATGATTCAGCAGACTTTATCGACGCTTCAAAAGCAAGTACAGCAATCGTAGTGAATCCATTTGATTTTGCACAATGGAGAGCGACAGTCAAACTCTCACCAAGTTCAGATGAATGGAGAGATACAGAGACTCGAACAGGTAAGGTGGTTGATGGTGGATTACAATTAGATACGAAACAAGCATATCTTTGGAATAATCATTCTTGGAACTGGTCAGGTAAAGAAATAGAAGATCTTACAACTGGATCTCGAACCTCAAACACTAAGAACAATATCTTCAATAAAGTTGTTACAGACGAAAAGATACGCGAAGTAATTGGTACAAAAGTTGTCGATTCGGTACTCATACCATTTATGAGACAGAAAAAGATATACTTTAGAGCAGATGGATTAAGACCGAATACGCAACACTTTGCATTCTTTGATCGTGAAGCAGTCGCATCCTGGGTAAGAGAAGAAACATTCGTTCGATACGCAGATGATGTTACTGATTATGGTAACATCAAAAAGAACGCTACTTCACATCCTGAAGGAACGAGTATACTCGTATCAGATGCTGACGGATCAATTGAGGGAAGTTTCTTCATTCAAGCACAAAAGTTTAGAACTGGAACTAAAGAATTTCATCTTCTTGACGTAACAGGATTTAATCGTGATAACGCAAGTTCAATTGCAGTAGGAACATTCACTTCTGCTGGTTTACTTGATATTGTCGAAGAAGATATTAAGTCGACTAGAGTACTAACTTTCAAGAGTCAAAAAGTGCCACCGCCTAGACCTGTTCATAGATCTAATAACAATAACAATGATAACGAACGCAAAGGACATAAAGGCGTAGCATATGTTATCGCTGGTGGAAAACTAGTAAAAGTAAGAAACACCGATGGTACGCTGGTAGGATCAGGGACAAGGGCTGATCGAATAGGTGGGGCTGGAGTCATGGGTGGAGAAGCAGACGTAAATTGGGGCTTTTAATGGAAATTCAAATTTATAAGATAGGTATATAAATGACAGCAACAAGTTTAGCATATGAAGTAGATCAATATTCTCTCGCTCAATCATTCTATGTGAACGAAGAGAACGGGATCTTTATCACCAAAATTGAGTTATTTTTTCAAGACATAGGTGCTTCGAATACTTTACCAGTCTTACTTGAATTAAGACCAATGGTGAATGGATTTCCGTCATCATCATCTATTATCCCTGGTTCAGAAATAGTTGTAAAAGCAGCAGACATTAATGTTTCAACTGATGCTTCAACACCAACTATCTTTGAATTTGACGAGCCTATCTTTTTGAACGGATTGACTGATTACTGTTTTGTAGTTGCAACGAATACTTCGAAATATAAACTCTTTGCTTCTCAAGGCGACACATTCGTTATCGGATCAACCGAAGAGAGAATATCCAAACAACAGACAAACGGTAGTTTATTCTTCAGTCAAAATGCTGCGACATTTACTGCTGCACAAGATACAGATCTTTCTTTTAAAATAAAAAAAGCAGCATTCAAAGCACATTTGACTGGGTTAATTACTCTTAAGAACACTTCATTGCCACAAAAACTATTATCAAATAATCCTATATCAACTACATCTGGTTCATCAGTCGTAGTTGTAAATCATCCGAATCATGGATTTCAACCGAATGATTTCATCAATCTTCACATGGGTGGAGGATCAGTTGGCGGATTAGACAGCAGTCATCTATCAGGATATCATAAAATATTATCAAGTGACAGCGATGTTGATTATACAGGATTTAAGATTAACGTAGGAACAAACGCAACTGACACTGCTATTGGCGGTGGTAATGCAGTTCTTTGTGATAAGAACATTAGATATAGTGTTGTTCAACCGAATGTAGCAACTCTCATACCAAATGAAACTGGTCTTGGCGCTGGTATTAAATTAACGAGTACAGAAAACTTCGGATCAACAAACTATGGATCTTCTTCAGCATCTTCGAGATATTCAAAAGATACAGAATTTTCTTTCCTTGCTCTCAACGCAGATAATGAAGCAGCGAATCCTTTCTCATTACTCAGTTCATCTGTAGCAGATAGCGCTGGTATCACAGACGGATCTGCAGTTGTTCAGATAGCAATAGGTTCTGATGATTCGAACGTGGCACCTATGATTGATTTACAAAGAGCTTCATTGACAGCAATTGGTTATCAGATCGACAAACAAGCACAGTCGGTAACAACTGGATTTAACGTCCCGATTAACTATGTTCCAGAATCAAATCCAACAGGTGGTTCAGCCGCATCAAAACATATTACTTCTCCAGTTACACTTGCTGAAGATGCTGTAGGTCTCAAGATCATACTTGCTGCAAATCGTCCGAGTGATACAGATTTTCAAATGTGGTTCCGAACAGCAACATCGGATGAACTAATTACTGATAAAGCCTGGACACTTCAAGCAGAAGAAACAAATAATCCAGTTGACGATATATCAACAATCTTCCGTGATTATGAGTATCTTCCAGGTGGCGAAGGTGGCGACTTAACGCCATTCACAAAGTTTCAATTAAAGATCGTAATGCGATCAACTAGTTTTGCCAAGGCTCCTACTTTCCAGAGCCTAAGAGTAATAGCACTGAGTACATAATGAGTAAATTTTTGAAAGTTGAAGGTCATAAAGATCTAGTTCGTGATAAAGCAACTGGCGTGGTATTGAATATAAATAAAAGTGAAGCAGCACTTGCTCGTGAAAGAAAAAGAATTCGTAAAGAAAAAGAAAAAGAATTTGAAGACTTAAAGAATGAAGTTGGTGAAATCAAACAATTACTTAACAAGATAATAGAGAAGCTATAATGGCACGTTTCGGAAAATCAGAACTTCAACTTTCAAATACCATATCAACACTCGTTACTGAATTAAATAATATTGCCGACGATCTTGGTAATATTGATAATATTGCTGATAGTAATGTAATTGACGCGATTGGTACTTTACAAACAAATATTAACAATAGTGATAGCGATATCGGTACAAGGGCTTCTCTTGCTACAACAGATAAAAGAGATCTTGTAAGAGCAATTAACGAGATACATGGAGTAATTACTCCGTTCGATATATCACTAGATACATCACCTCAACTTGGTGGGAATCTTGATCTTAACAGCAGTGATATCACAGGTACAGGTAATATCAATATTACCGGTACTATTACTTCAACTGGTGCAGTTGATTTTGGATCTGGCAGTATTACAACAACTGGAACCGTAACAACTGGTGCGATTGCAGCAGGATCTTCAAACATTACCACAACAGGAAATATCACCGGTCCAGTTACTCAGATAATAGCAGGAACGGTTGCTCTTGGTTCTTGGACTATTACTACAAGTGCAACAAATTTAATCTTCTCATATAGTGGTACACCAAAAGTTAAGATTGCAAGTAATGGAGATATCACTTCAGTAGGAGATGTTGTAGCAGAAGGAACGATCTAATGGCGTTACAATCAAGTGGTCAGATCTCTCTTTCTGATTTAGCTTCTGAATTCCAAGATACAGCACCATATTCCCTTAAGTCTTATTATCGAAAAGCAGGATTGGTTGATTCCGATATTGGAGGGACAATCACAGCACCAACTTTAGGCACCGGTGGAGGTAAACCTGTTACTTCTAATTTTGGTAACATATCTGGATTAGATATTCAATCTCCTAGCGAAAAGTATAATTACTATGTGCAGATAAGAGGACTCAATGGACAATCTCCTGGGGTCTTGAACGGTACTCGAAATATTAATCAGGCTGGAACACTTACAACCTATTCGACTGGGTGGCATAATCGTACTTGGAATTGTAGACTAGATAGATGGGGAACATCTATGGTTCGCGAGACAGATAACTCTGTTGCTTGGTGTAAAATGGGTCAAGTGTCTTCAGGAAGACTTTCTTGGGAATATTCAAATCCAAGCGGATATACTCAAAATCCTTATTATTTTACGATTAAGATAGTTGGTAAACATAGAACTAGCCCAACTGGTGCTTTCTTAACTGGTGAGCATTGGTATACTCTTAGAATAACAAGAAGTAATAATGTTCCAGGACAAGCTGAAATGTTTAGAAAAGATGGATATCCTGGAAATCCTGGTGCAAGTAGCCTTGCTACCGGAGGAACATCAACAGTTGAGTCTGGAATATATTATCTGTATGATTTAGATTTAACTGAGGCTGAATTTTATTTTAATGCTAGTCAGCCTGGAACTTCTTCAGCAGTGTTTACTTTTTACTGGGGATCTGGAGGAGGAACAGCCGATCCAAGTGCAAGTGATTCTGACGAAAATCCAGATGTTTATAATTTCATAAACAACTCAGGAGTTGATGTTACGATCGGAGACACAGTTTTATCAGACGGAGACAGCGCAGATTTTGGATCAACCTCTGAGACAACAGAAAGGTTATTTGATCTTACGTGTGTTGTAAATCAAAGTGTTCCAGAATCTGGTATAATTAGGCTTACAGATTTATATGGAGCTAGAAATACGTAATTCTTGTTTTTTATAAATAGTACTAAATAAGGCAGGGGCGTGAGAGCGCGTCCGACAAAGATTTACGGAAGGTATCTCATGGCCCAGTACGAAGAATTCACCATAGACCAAGGTGCAGATGTAGCTATTGAATTGCACTTGGTTGACAAAAATGACGCAGTCAAAGATATTACAAATCACACCGTAACTGCGAAACTCAAGAAAAATTATAATAGTGATAGTGCAGATACGACTGACTTTACAGCAATCGTATCAAATCCCACTTCTGGTATCGCAACTTTATCACTAACAAATGCTCAAACAGATGGTTTGAAAACTGGAAGATATGTATATGATGTAGAACTCTCTTTTACTGATAGTGACGGAGAAACAATCGTAGAACGAATACTCGAAGGTCGTATGCAAGTATCTCCTTCTGTGACGAAGTGAGGTAGGATATGGCAATCAAAGTTACAAGTACAGGTCAAACTACATTCGTCAAAAAAATCGTCGTTGGTACACCGGTTCGAAGTGTTACAGAATCTACCACAATTAACAGTTTAACTGATGTTATCTCCACTAATACGAGCAACGGTCAGATACTCATATATGATTCTGACGAAGGAGCGTTCAAAAATTCTGACCTAATTGGTGGAACAGGAATCACTTCAACCTATTCTAATGATAGTGATAAAACTACTCTGAGTATTACCAATACTGGAGTAACAGCAGGATCATACGGTACCGCATTTAGTATTCCTAATATTACGATCAACGAACAGGGACAAATCACAGCTGTTGCTGAAGAAGCTGTCGAGGTTCCTTTATCGGATGGAACGAATACCTATAATCTAAATTCTACCGATGAAAGATTAACTTTCAAAGGTTCAAATGCGATTAAACCAACACTTTCTGCAAACGAAATTAATTATGCAATTGATTCAACAGCAGATGCTACGCTAACAAATCTTACTCTGACTGGCGACTTACGTGGTCCTGCTGTCTTTACGATCGATCCTGCTGGTATCGGTGATAATACAGGAAGAGTTGTTATTGCTGGTGACTTACAAGTTGACGGTACTACGACTACAATTAATTCAACTGAACTGACTATAGAAGATGTTAACATCGTTCTAGCAGATGGCGCACTCGACAGTGCAGATGCCGATGGAGCAGGATTAACTGTAAGTGGTGCAAATGCGACATTCACATATGATAATAGTAGTTCAAAATGGGTACTTAACAGAGGTCTTGTCGTATCGGGGGATTTAATTCCTAATGTTGATAGTGCCTACGATCTTGGTTCAAACTCAGCTAAATGGAAAGATCTACACTTAAGTGGAAGTACAATTTTTCTTGGTGGCCTTAAGTTAAAAGATTCTTCAACTCAATTCTCAGTTACTGATTCAGCTGATACTCCGGTTAATTTCAATCTTGAAGGATCAATAGATCAGATAAGAGGATTCTTCAGTGCTGCCGGAGACTTAAGTTATAATTCTTCTACCGGTGAATTCACCTTTGATGTAGAACAAGTTTATACAAAGGCAAACTTTGATTCTGATTTTAATACAGCACTTGACGAAGCATCAATTAATGGTAATGGTTTATCTTATGATAGTTCGACAAACACTCTCAGCATTACTGATACGGGGGTAATAGCAGGAGAGTATGGAAGTTCTACTCAAATACCAGTTGTAACCGTTAATGCTCGAGGACAGATTGATTCGATAGGTGAAGTACTTGTCGCTGGAGTAACTAATTTTGTTTGGAATTCTGGTACATCCACTGCAACTATCTCGACAGCAGACGGCGGATCTTTCAGTGCTATCATCAATAACTTTGGTGACGATCAAGTACTATCTTTTGGTCAAGACAGTGACTTACAGATATATTACACAGATGGTACAGACACGAGTACGATATCAGTCAAGCAATCAAACGGTGTTTTAAAAGTTCAAGCAAATAGTGGATTTGAAGACATGGCAGTCTTCAACGGTGGTGGATCCGTTGATCTTTATCACAGTAATAACAAAAAGTTTGAGACTAAAAGTACTGGTGTAACAGTTACAGGTAATCTTGCTGCAAATACAATCACTCGCTCAGATGCAACTGATCACTCTGGTGAATATGGTTCGGCAACACAAATACCAATCCTCACTGTTGATGCATCTGGATTTATTGACTCGATTGGGGAAGTTCTTGTCGCTGGTGTGACTGGTCTTGTGTATGACTCTGCTACCGGTAATTTAACAATATCAACTGCAGATGGTGGATCGTTTAGCGATTCTATCAATCTGAGTCCATTTACTACAGATAATTTATCCGAAGGATCAAATTTATACTATACAGATACTCGTGTAAGAAATGCATTATCTGCTAGTGGTGATTTATCATATGATCAAGGTACTGGTCAATTTAGTATCGACGTAGAAGACATTTACACAAAAGCAAACTTTGATTCGGATCTTGGTGCGGCACTTGATGGTGGTACAGGAATTACATATGATTCCTCTACTGATACTATCAGTATTACAGACACAGGAGTCATTGCTGCAACTTATGGTTCTGCTTCTCAGATTCCAGTCTTTACTGTCAATGCACAAGGTCAATTAGATTCAGCAGGATCTGTCGCAGTTGCTGGTGTTACAAATTTTGCTTGGGATTCTTCAACTTCTCAAGCGACGATTACAACTGCAGACGGTGGTTCATTTCCAGCAACTATCAACGGATTTGGTAATAATCAAAGACTGTACTTTGGTGATGCTAATGATCTTCAAATCTATAATAATGGCACCAACTCTATTATTGCTGAAGGTGGTATTGGAGATCTAGTAATACAAGGTGCAAATATCAGACTAGAAAATGGATCTGGAGAATATTATCTTAGAACATATAATAACGGTAAAGTAGAACTTTATTATGATAATTCCAAAAAATTAGAAACAACCGATTCTGGCATAACAGTTACTGGTTCGATTGTTGGAAATTACGCAGGATTTGACTCCGATTTTACTCAAAAATCCACGTCCGATTTATCTGAAGGCACGAATTTATATTATACGACTGTTAGATCTGATAGTGATTTTGATATAAGATTGGCAACTAAGTCTACTTCTGATCTATCAGAAGGCACAAACCTTTATTACACAACAGTTAGAGTTGATTCTGATATTGATGCAGCATTTGTTGCTAAGTCGACCGACGATCTATCAGAAGGATCTACAAACCTTTACTACACATCAGCAAGAGCAGACTCTGATGCGAAGAATGCTATCTCTGTTACAGATAATGGTGGAGACGGAAGTCTTTCTTATACTCCAGCAACAGGTGTTATTTCTTATACTGGCCCATCTGCTTCTGAAGTCAGAGCACACTTCTCGGGTGGAACTGGTGTTACGATTACAGACGGAGAGGTCGCAATTGGTCAATCTGTCGGTACGACCGATGACGTAACATTTGGAGCAGTAACTGGTGACTCTGCTATCTTTGGTGAGGTCGCATTCAATACAAGTTTCCACGATAGCCATATAGGATTTCAAGAGGGTGCTTTATGGTATGATCCTCATCATAAGAACCTAAATTATTATACAGACTTTGATCATCCAATTGAAATCGGTTTGCAGGTTGTTGAGAGAGTCTATAATAATAACGGATATCAGATCAATAAAGGACAACCTCTCTATTATTCTGGTAACAGAACCGATGAAGCGGGACAGGAATCACCAACAGTTAGTCTTGCGAATGCTACTTCTGCTTCGAAGTATAATGTCCAAGGTCTTGCTGCAGAGGACATACCTGACGGAGCATATGGACAGATTGTTGTAGCAGGTGTCATTGACGGATTTGACACATCAGGTCTTACTGCAGGACTAAACTTCTTTGCCGGTCTCACTGATGGGGCAGTTCAAAATGCTGCACCGACTTATCCAAACTATCCAATGTGTCTTGGTTGGGTCATCAAATCAGATTCATCAGATGGTAAAGTTATCATCAATCAGCAGAACCACTCGGTAAATTCATTCAGAGTTCAGGGTGATACTCACATTAGTTCGGATCTTCGAGTTGATGGTGACTTGATTGTTGTTGGTACTCAGACAATCACGTCAACAGCTAATGTTGAAATTGGTGGTAATATTCAGTATCTGAATGCTGGTGATACGATTGGTGAGGCAGGAACGACATTCGTTGGATCAGGATTAGATGACGCATTCTTTGCTGGACACTATTCAGGAGATAGTTCTACCAAGTCATTCTTTGTCAAAATTGATGCAACAGGTGGCACTGATACATTTGAATGGGGATTCGATAGTTCAGTCGGAACAGAAGCGACTGGAATAGCTATAACTGGTTCTGCACAATTACTTGACAGTGATTATGGAATCAAGATTGACTTCGGTGCTACAACAGGTCATACGACTGGTGATAAGTGGACTGGTACTGCTACAGCGACTGATATCGATACCGGATTCTTTACGAATAGAAATACTGGTGATGCTGGAGATGGTTACACCCACATAGGATTATTCTTTGACGTATCAGAAAATAAATGGACGTTCCTCAACGACTATGAACCGGAACCAGAAGCACCTATCAATCTTTCTGCACCTGGACTAGAATATGGTACAGTTAAAGCGGCATCATTTGAAGGTAATCTGACTGGTGCGGTAACTGGTAATGCATCTACTGCGACAACTGCAACAAACGTAACTTCAACAGCAAATAATACAGCAAATGAAACTGTCTATCTGACATTTGTAGATGGTCAGACTGGTGCTCAAGGTATTGAAACAGATCTACAACTCACATATAATCCAAGTACGAATACAATCACGGCAGGTACATTCAGTGGATCTGGTGCATCACTTACATCACTCAATGCTTCAAATATTTCTTCAGGTACGATATCGGACGATCGTTTACCTGGATCAATTACTTCAGATATAACAGGTAATGCTGCAACAGCAACTGCACTTGCAACTGGAAGAACGATTGACGTAACAGGTGTAACTGCTACAGGTCAGAGTTTTGATGGTACGGCATCTATCAACATCGAAGTTACTGCAGTTCCTGCATCATTGCTGACAGGAACAATTGATAACGCAAGAATAAGTCTCGATGCTGCAGAGATTCCGAATCTTGCCACATCAAAGATAACTTCAGGTGTGTTTGACTCAGCAAGAATACCTTTTATTCCTGGTGGCGATGCCGATACACTTGGTGGTCAAGCAGGAAGTTATTACACAAACGCTTCGAATATTTCTTCTGGTACACTTGCTTCTGCTCGATTACCAGATCTTGCAGTTTCTGACTTTGCTGCATCTGCGATCGTAACTGAAGCAGAAGGATTAGCATCAAGTGACAACGATACTTCATTACCAACAACTGCAGCAGTTGTTGATTATGTTGCTAATACCGCAGGTGGAACAGACTCTGCGACGGTCAGTGCAATTATTACTGCCGATGTTGATAATGCATTCGTAGATGCCTTAAATGTAAATGCTGCGACAGTTACTGCTACTGCAAATAATACAGCGAATGAAACAGTTTATCTTACGTTTGTAGATGGCGCAACAGGTGAGCAGGGTATTGAAACAGATACATTCCTTACATATAATCCAGCAACAAATTCATTAACATTAGGAACAAGTGGTGAGGGTCTTACTCTTAATGATGCTGGAGTTATAACTGCAAATGGAAACACTCTTGTACTTAATAGCACAAGTGCAACTGCATTACAACATAATGGAAGCACTAAATTACAAACAACTTCATCTGGTATCGACGTCAACGGATCAGTCACAGTCGGTACAAGTGACACATATGTTCTTGATGCTGCCGAGTCAACTCTCTCTACAGTTACACAAACTGCCATAACTACTTTTGACCAAGCGACATATGGTGCTGCTAAGTTTATCGTTACAGCAGTGAGTGGAGGAGAGAGACATATCACTGAAATACTTGTAACACATGATGGAACAACTGCAGTTGCGACTGAATATGGTACAGTGACTACAAATGGAATACTCGCAACATATGACGTAGACATAAACGGTGATAATGTAAGATTACTTGCGACTGGAGAGTCGGCAACTTCTACTTCATATAAGGTAGTCAAAACATTGATTGAGGCATAATTATGGCTACTCGTTATAATCCTAAAATAGTAACAGATGGATTAACTGCTTTACATGATGCGGGAAATACTAGATCTTATCCTGGATCAGGAACTGCAGTAACTGATATATCATCTGGAAATAATAACGGAACGATGAATGGTGTGACATTTTCTGCGGAAGGTGGAGGTAGTTTTGTCTTTGATGCAACTACTGAAGTCATAGATGCAAATATAACAATGCCTCAGCAATACACTCTAGAATTTGCTATATACAGGGAAGATTACACAGATTCAGAATCAAATAATTATAAATTTTTATTTCATGCCGCAACAGCAAATTTTATAATTATTGAAGAAGATGGAAATATATCGCACAGAGTTCCTGGCGTGTCTAACGTTAATTTTATAAGTGGAAACATTCCTGTTCAAACATGGACTATATGTGCTGTCACTTATAATCAAAGTTTAAGATCTAACTATGTAAATGGCATATTAACTGGAAGTAATTCTGTAGGTTCTGGTACAGTTATTAATACGACTGAAGCAGGATTAAGTAATAGTAGAAATTTTATAGGTAAACTTGCATATTATAAAATGTATAATAGAGCACTTACTGCATCTGAAATAGCACAAAACTATAACGCACTCAAAGGGAGGTTCGGTCTCTAATGGCACTACGACACTCTCCTAAAATAGTAACAGATGGATTAGTACTCGCAGTTGATGCAGCAAACACTAGATCGTATCCTGGATCTGGAAGCACATGGAGTGACCTGAGTGGCAGTGGAAATCATGGTACGATAAGTGGTGATGGTGTTGTATATAGCAGTGATAACAATGGAACTTTAGTGTTTGATGGTGTTGGTGATGACGTAGAATTTGGTCCTGGAGCAACTTCTGTATTTACTTATTCAGCATGGTTCAATACAGATGTAGTTTCTGATGGTTTTAGAACTATTCTTGGTTATGCTGGTTCTAATTATTCTATGATAATATTAGAAAATGATGCATCGCATATAACATTTTGGGCTAGTGATGGATTGAATCTTTCTTATCGATTAGGCACACCCGCTATATCTACAGGTAGATGGTATAATGTAGTATTTATTCGTGAGGGTAGTAATATAACAGGAGGTTATAAAGCCTATTTAGATTCAGTTTTTACAGGTAGCTTAAATTCTGGTACACAGACACTAAGCACCAATGATTTTCATATTGGAGGTAGACCAGATACTTCTCAATTTTTTGATGGAAAGATATCTTCAGTATCAGTTTACAACCGAGCATTATCTGCATCTGAAATAGCACAAAACTATAACGCACTCAAAGGAAGATTTGGATTATGAGTGTAGCTGCTGGACCAGATATAGTAGAAGATGGATTAGTACTCGCACTTGATGCAGGAAATATTCGTTCATATCCAGGAAGTGGATCTAGTTGGATAGATATAAGTTCTAACAATAAGAATTTTACTCTCAGTGGTGGACCAAGTTTTACAACTTTAAATGGGATATCATGTGCTGATAAAACTGGAAGTGGTAAAATCAGTAATACTTCAATGCCAAATTTAGGAAATAATTATACTTTAATGTCATGGGCATATTCCCTTACAGATGCTCAAACTTCTGATTGGAGAACTTTATTTCGTACAGATACAGATGAGCATCCTATATTAATACAAAATACAACAAATTTGATCGGTATGTGGGACGGAACTTTTAGATCTTATGGGATAACTGCAGACAACTACGAAGGTAAATGGACATGCTACACTGCAGTTGGTATAGGAGGAAGTTCTCAAACTCTATATTTAAATGATGGTAGTGTAAACGCATCAGTGAATTATAATTCTACAGGCGAGGCTTTAGATTATATTGGTGGAGATGTCCTTGGTTATCAAAATTTTGGTTATGTTGCGACAGCATTTTTTTATGATAAATCTCTTTCGCAGTTAGAAGTCAAACAAAACTATAACGCACTCAAATCTCGCTTTGGGTTGTAATTTATTATAAATAGTACTAAATAGCCGAACTGGGGAGAGTGAACCATATGGCAAACGATAAAAGATTTATAGTCAAAAATGGACTACGTGCCGACAATGTAGAGTTCACAGACTCGCAAGACGGCTCCAATCAAATTACTCTTAACATGCTCAACACAGACACTCTCAACTTTGAGGGTGATGCTGGTTCGCTATTTTCTATTTCAGATGATCTCACAGGTACAGTATTCTCTGTTGGTGATATATCTGGTATTCCAATCATAGAGGCAAATGGTGACACTCATAACGTAACCTTCAACGAGTTTGATGGTAAGGTGATGATTGGTGGCACTGACTCTGGTTCGACAGACTCAGATGTATTGAATGTCACAGGTAACGTACGAGCAACTGCATATTACGGAGATGGTTCAAACTTATCAGGGATATCAGCGGGTGGAACAGACTCTGCAACAGTCAGTGCAATCATTACTGCAGATGTTGATAACGCATTCGTCGACGCACTGAACGTCAATGCTGCAACAGTCACATCGACAGCAAATAATACAACGAATGAAACAGTTTATCTTACGTTTGTAGACGGTGCAACTGGTGAACAAGGTATCGAGACAGATACTTCTCTCTTCTATAATCCGAGTACGAACATAATTTCAATTGGTAATGATACTGATAACTATGGAATTATTGGCAGAGCGAGAATGGGTTTCACTGGGTTCTCTGATTATGCTGGATTTGCACATATAGATAATGCCACGACTACTAATTATGCTCTCCTTCATCAAAACAATGGGTCAACATATCTAAACGCAGCATCTGGTGGGAGTATTGCGTTCAGAAACAATAACGTCAACGTTGCCGTTATGAATGCCAATACTTTAGAGATGCAAGATAATAAAGATCTCGCTCTCGGTACAAGTAGTGATCTCAGTCTAGTACACGACGGATCAAACTCTTATATCAATCAGACTGGTACAGGTAATCTATACATTCGTCAGAACAGCACAAATAATATATCTCTGACAGATAACGCAACATATCTTTATTATGCTGGTAATAGTCGTCTCCAGACAACAAGTGCCGGAATAACTGTAACAGGGACTGCTTCCGCAACTACATTTAGTGGATCCGGTGCTTCTCTTACATCACTTCCAGCAGGCCAACTAACTGGAACAATTGATTCTGCTAGACTCCCAGTTATTGCATCCGCAAATGATGCTGGAACATTAGACGGAATCAATAGTACATCTTTCTTACGCAGTGATGCCGCAGATACAAAGACAAGTGGGACTTTATCATTTAGTGATACTGTCACATTAGATTTTGGTGCTGGTGTCGATTTGAGACTGAGAAGTAATGGCACTAATGGTTATATAGAACAAACGAGTGGTAATTCTATTGTTTATAAATCAGGTGGTCATAGTTTTAGAAATGCGGCAGATACAGAACAATTAGCTAAATTTACAGAAAACAGCGCAGTAGAACTTTATCACGACAACAGCAAAAAGTTTGAAACTACTAGCACAGGCGCGACAGTAACAGGCACTTTGGTAGCTGATGGTGTAGATTTAGGTGACAGTGAAGAATTACGAATAGGGACTTCTCAAGATTTACGCCTATACCACGATGGAACTAATTCATATATAACTCATAATAATATTGTTACTTCTTCATTAATTATACAGAACATCAATACTGACAATAATTCAACAGATGGTATTCGCATAGAAACTATCGACAATACTGCTAGTGGTTTAGATAATTATGTTCATTTGCCAAATAATGCAGGTGTAGTATTAGGTGCTTCTGGAGTTGATAAAGTAAGTGTTCTTGGAAGTGGTTCATTTTTTAATCACGATATTATTTTGAATAGCCCTTCTTACGAACTTAAATTTAGAGATGGTAGTTACTACACCATATTAGATGCAGTTATATCTGGTTCTCAAGACCACACTGTTACATTACCTGCTGCGACAGGCACTGTTCCAGTATTTACAACAGCACCAACAGGGGCAATAGCAGATGGCACTAATGGACAGGTGCTAACTACAAATGGGTCTGGTGGTTTATCGTTCACAACGGTTTCTGGTGGTGGTGGACTAGATTCAGCAGATGTACTTACAGTCAGTGGTCTAACATCAGGATTCAGAGAATATCAAGGTGGAACTACATTTGATCCGGCAGGTGGTGGTACTGGAACTGATACTGCAACTGATGTTGGTGTAGCTCTTACTTCTGGAACTAGAATTGTTGGAACTGATAATGGATATATTAGAACATTATTAGAATGGAACGCGAGTAATACATTAAATATTGGGCAAAGTGGCACTACTCTTATACAACATGTTAGAATCTTTGGTGGTACGCAGGGTGTTGAATTATATGAAAATGGTACAAAACGATTAGAAACTACACCAACTGGCGCTACAGTTACTGGTGAATTAGTTGCTGATTCTGCATCTTTTTCTGGCCCAATACACGTAGATAATGATGGCACTGATGGACCAGGATCTGGTATTCGAGTCGCTAATACTGAATTCTATGATTTTGGTAGCGGTGATCCTACATTTAGAAATGTAACGAGTAATACCAAAACTGTTCTTAGAGTTTTACCGAATGGCACAGGAATGTCAGGAGGATTTCCTGCAAACCAATCTTCTGCATTTGAATTTTTTGGTAAAGATTATCATACTGATGCTACAACATATCACAATTTTAGAATTTTAGGAAGAGAAGATTCGGATTATATTATTGATACTTCTCACGGTACATCATCTCCAACAAATAAAGGTATAAGATTCAACTTAGGATCTAAGGGTGGAAGTTATTCTGCAGAAAATATACTAGTTCTATCAGGTGATAGTGACGGTGGAACAATGGGTAATGTTGGTATTGGTACAGCAACACCAGCAACTAAACTTGACGTGAATGGTATTATAACTGCTACTGCGGTTCAGGATGCTACTTATTTATCTACAGTCTCTGGTTCTAGTACGAGTAAGATCAGATTATGGGATGAAACTAATACTTCACAATATGTCATAGGGATGTCAGATGGATATACATTTGGTGGTTTAAATAATGATTATGCTATTAACTTCACTATGTCCAACACCAATAGTCGTGGATTTATCTTTGATGACAATGGCCATGGCAGTAATAGTGGCGCAATGGCGATTACCACAGATGGTAAAGTAACAGTTGCACATAGTATTCGTGTAGGATATGGTGAAACAGATACTACGACTCCTGGTGCTACACACACGCTTGATGTCAATGGATCATTTGCAGCAACCACAAAATCATTCGTAATTGATCATCCGACTAAAGAAGGTAAGAGACTTCGTTATGGATCACTCGAGGGTCCAGAGAATGGCGTCTATGTTCGGGGTCGACTCAAAGGTGATAACAGAATTCAACTTCCTGATTACTGGACTGGACTCGTTGATGAGGACACGATCACAGTCAATCTGACACCAATCGGTAATCAGCAAAGTCTCTTTGTTGAAGACATAGCAGATAATCAGATACTGATTGGTGGTTGTAGAAAACACGTAGATGCTTGGGACATCAACTGTTTCTATACTGTCTACGGTGAACGTAAAGATGTAGATCAATTGGTTGTGGAGTACGATGCATAATGTCAATCGTTATTAAACCGACTGCATCAAACAGTAACTTTCGAAGGTTAACTGGTGCTGAATCTAAATGGATGATTCCGCAATCATTGACATATAAATTTTCTGCTTTTGAAAATAATACTCGACTATTTCGAAATGGAACTTTCAGTACTAATCTTTCAAAACAAACTATTACATCGATAGCTCTTACTGCTGGAGACGTAATGTCTTCTGATAAACCATTTACTTTTTGTTCAACTGGTGGTGGAACTCTTGGTATTTGTTATGCTTGGGAAGGGACTATCTTTGGTCATAGAATTGATCGATATACTCCTACATTTTATATTACAGCAACGAGAAAAACCGCGACTGTTACGATTACAAGACAGACAGGCGGAACAGTTGTTGTAAATGCTCAGTCAGTGGAAAAGGATGAACTCTTTACATATACTGCAGCAGATACAGATGATCAATATATTATTACTTCTGATACCCCGATTGCTTGTTATGTAGATGACGTAGAAGGTTCAGGAGATGCTGCAGACTCACTTCCGCTCTTTCCAGCTTCAACAGACCTATTCGGAACATTTTCAGGTGGAGGTCACATTATAGCTTCACAAGCAACTACTAGTTATAATGGATATGGAAGTGGTGGCGCAACAATAAGTGGAACTCTATCTGCTATCGGAGCCGCGACAGAAAATGTTCTAGGCGCCGGCAGTCAATTTACCGGAGCATCATCTCGTATAATAGCAGACAAACCTATTTTTGTTGAATCACAAGCCGATGCTGATGGTGGAGAAATGACTCCGTTTGTATCAAAGGAAGCATTCGGTACGCAGTTTATCATACCGAGTAATGAAAATGAATTTGTTAAACTTACGAGTGACGTACCTGCAAACTATGAAGTATTTAACTCAAGTGGAACCTCAGTTGGAACTGGAACACTTTCTGGAATAGATATATCTGGAGTAGAAGGTGGGATATATGATGCGTACCTTGGAAGCGCGACAGCAGGAAGTACTCTTACAACTGAAGGTAATTTGATTGTTACAGATCAACCAGTCTATGCGATCTTTGAAGCTGACGGAGATGATGAGACTGTACTCATCGCAAGAGCACCAGTCAACAATGGATCAACTAATGTAAATGCAAAAACTGTAACAGATGGATTAATATTTTATTATGACTTTGCTAATACTCGATCATATCCAGGCACGGGATCTACTGTGAACGACTTAAGTATTGTAGGAAACACCTCCGGTTCGACTGTAGGATCTCCATCATTCTTATCATCTAATTTAGGCGTATTTGACTTTTCTCTCGGAAATAATTATCTTTCGTATAATTGTGAAAACCAAAGTACAGTATTCAATGGTAGTAATAATTTTACTATGTCTTTATGGTTCAATCCAGATGCAGTAGCACCAAGTACAGGACATAGTGATGCTCCATTGCTTTTTAGAATAGGAACGCAATTATTATTTTTTACTATGGGTGATGGCGGTGCAGCAGATGAGTTACATTTAAGAGTAAATCAAAATTCAACTTGGCAAACAACAGTTTCATCTACTTCATTAGATCTACAAGAATGGTATTGTTTTGTAGTAACATATAACGCATCAAGTGGGTATGTTTCTTATACAAATGGAGTACAAACAGAAACAAGTAGTGTTACAGGAACAATCGCTTCATCAAGTAGTGTCAATTCAATCGGAAGTGTAACTAATAGAGAATATGATGGAAGGATAGCTGCAGCATTACTCTACAATCGCGATCTTTCAGCAACAGAAGTAGCACAAAACTTTGAAGCATTACGAGGAAGGTTTGGTATATAATGGGCGTTAACTTTAATCCTGGGATTGTAACAGATGGATTATCTTTGCATCTCGATCCTATGAATACTAAATCTTATCCTGGATCAGGAAGTAATTGGACAGATGTAGCTCAAGGAATTAATTTTACTTCTTCTGGAACTCAAACTCCTCTTGAAACAAAAAATGGCGCTATATGTTTTGGGTTTAATGGGTCTGGTTATTGGACTAGTGACAGCAACCATACTCTAGTCGATATGGGAGGCGATTGCACTCTTATTATGTGGGTATTTGATGATGGTAATAGAACCATTAGGAGAACCATTTTTGAAAAACAAGAAACCACTGTTTCTCACTCTTATCGTCAAGAAATAGCAGTGACGTGGGAAATATCTGGAGATAGAGAATTTTCATATTTCTCTAGAAATAGCCCTAATTATGATACTGCAACAATACCTCCTTTACAATTTGGATCTGGTCAAGATAATATTTGGAAACAATTCGCTTTAAAAATGTCTACAGGAAGAACATCTTCAGCTAGAACAGGGTTTTATAGTGTTAATGGAGCTCCTTGGGCATCTAGTTATAATTCCCGATCAGATACTGCATTAGTAACAGCAGGTGCTATTCATATAGGTGAAGGATATGCAGGTATTGTAGAGTCAGGAAATATTGGTTTAGTAACTTGTTATAATAAGATGCTCGATGATACCGAAATAGCACAAAATTTTGAAGCAATGCGTGGTAGATTTGGATTATAAATAGAGATAAGGTAGGTAGATTTAAATGGCAATATCAGATAGAAATATAGTAATCACGCCAAATGTCTCGGCAACTGGACCTGCGCAACCAAAAATTGTGTTTACAGGCGCTGATTCGAGCACAGGTGACTCTGCTGCCATTACGTTGTTCGCTAATCCAGAAAACTCTGGCACACTCAGTTTTAGTGCTTCTGAAGGCCAACTCTTTTCGATTTCCAATAATCTCACAAGTGGTGATATTTTTACTGTTAACGACGTATCTGGTATACCATCACTCGCTATTAATGCAAATGGTGTTATTAGTCTTGCAGAGTTTAACGGAAGAGTTTTAGTCGGTGGTGCTGTTGATGACAGTTCATCTGCATTACAAGTGTCGGGAACAGTTGCTGCTACTTCCTACACAGGAGATGGATCTTTACTTACTGGAATCACATCTAGTGGTGGAGGTGGAGCAGTTAATGATCTCTTCCTAAAATATCGAAAAGTGATTGATTCAAATTACACGGTTGATAGTGATGGATTAGGTCGTGGTGTTACAGCATTTACAGGTGTGAATGATAGCGATGGATTAACGATTGCGACTGGAGTAACAATTACAGTCAATAGTGGATCGGCATGGGTATTATCATCTGGAGATAAGAACATGGGTCTTGACGCGATGGTTGCGACAAGTAACCAGACTGAAAGAACTATGCGTACTGGTACGATCAAACCAACACTTGATAATACATATGACCTTGGTGACTCTGCGATTGGATGGAGAAATATATATACAAATGACTTGAACTTATCAAATATGAATAGCTCTGGAAATGATATCGACGGAACGACTGGTAAGTGGACGATACAGGAAGGTGAAGATCAACTCTATGTTATCAATAAAAGAAATGGTAAGAAATATAAGTTTATGCTAGAGGAGATTGTATAATGACAATTAAGATTGCGAGTGAGGGTGGTACAGTTGATATTGATGCAAGGCAAGGGTTGGCGAAGGGTTTTATAAATTTTGATGGTGCAGCTACTTTTGATGCCTCTGATACAGAAGTTAGAAAATCTTTAAATATGTCAACATTAACTGATATTGGTACTGGTCATTATGTTATTGGTATAACAAGTGCTATGGGTGATACTGACTTTATTATGAATACCACCGCAACTTGGAGTAGTGAACAAGATTATGGGGGTGCTATGTATCCAAGAAATAGCATAGCTTTTACCACTACACAATTTACTGTTTACATAACTAATCCAGGCAATATGCTTTCATACTTAAATAGTAAATATGCTTGGATGTTAATACACGGAGATTTAGCATAATGACAACAACACCACAATTTACAGGCACACATTTATTTGACAGACTATGTTGGGCAAAAGAAAACCTAGATGGAGTACAGTCAGACTACCGTGTAGTGTATGAAGACAGCATAGACGAATGTGCAAAGATACTCGTGCCTGACCCAAACTGGATGGCTTGTGCATTGCAGGGCGGCATACTTCCACCAGTATGGGTGTATTGGGAACTCAAAAAAGACGAATCACAACCTGACTTCAAGAAGCATACTCGTGGTTACTTGTTACACGAGACAGAACCAATGGAAGCTATGACTGAAGAACAGGCAATAGAATACCTTATTCAGAAGGATGTGCCAGAACATGTCTGGAAAAATTCAAATAAAATAAATAAAACAAGAATGGTAATATGTAAAAAAGATCAATTACCGCAAACAAGAGAATGGCGTAACTCTTGGAAGATATCAGAAAGACTAGCAGCATGACAGATACCTTTATCGTAGACAAAGATGGGAATCGAGTAAATGCATCAAATGTTACGGTACCATCAGATAGATTATTCCGTGATTCATGGGTACTCAGTGGATCAGTTATCGAAGAGGATCTAACAAAGGCAAAGGAGATCTTTCGTGATAAAGTTCGTGAAGTAAGAAAAGGATTACTTGATGCAAAAGACGTAGAGTATATGAAGGCACTTGAGACGAGTGCAGATACTTCTGCGATTATATCGACAAAACAGAGTTTGAGAGATGCACCAAGTGCGTCAGCAATAGATAATGCAACGACGATTGCTGAACTAAAAGCAGCATGGGATACAGACTTATTAGGTGATAATCCTTATAGCTAATGGAAAGTGAAATGACAGAAGAAAACAAAAATGAAGTGGCTATCTTTGAACAAATTCGTACGAATGTTCAAGTAGCAGATCGAAATGAATATAAAGTACCGATGGCGATGGTTTTTGGAAAGGGATCACTTGCGCGGACCGAAAGTTTTGGTGGTAGTTCTCTCGTCGAGAATTCAGAGAAAGTAGATCTCGCCATTCAAAATACAAATGAGTTACAGAATATCTGGAATCACTCGCACTCGCAGTGGATGTGGAAACATTTGAATCTCTCTTATCATTCTCCTCATAAGAACATGAGACAGATCGCCGCAGAGATGAATCGAAAAAAGTCAGCACTCAACGAGGCGAAGTGGAGACAGGTCAAGAACGAGGTCAAGATCAAAAAGATCGAAGAAGAACTCGAGTCTGGCAAATGTGATTATTGGAGAGAGGTCGATCTCACAGTCAAACTCACTGAACTGAGAGAGGGACTCGCCGAAGGTATCGTAACGATCGAAGGTGCGATGAAAGACGTTCTCGTACTCAATGAGTTATACGAGCAACTGAAAGGTAAGGTCTCTAGTTTCTCTGAAGTCGATATCGAGATGGAAGAGAGTAAGACACACTTGAAGAGAAGTATCGTTCAGTCAATTCGCGACGTTCGTATGTCGGGATCGATTACGAAGGCAGAACAAGAATACTTAGAACAGATCGGCGTGAATCCAATGAAGATGCAGAATCTGATTCGACAGTACGTCAAACAAGAAGCAGAGTCGACTTCGTGGGATAACAAAGGATTATATGATTTCGTTGATGGCATAGTGAAAGATTTGATAGACAATCATAAGGTTGATATCATAAGAATGGAGTATATGGGATTTGACTCGAAGCCTGTAGAGAACATGTCTTATGATACAGTCGTAGCAAGGAGAATAGAAGGCAATGAGCAAACTAATCGTAACGACGATTGAGGATGCGAGTGGAGCAGCAGGTACAGTTACCTTTACGGGTTCTGTCGAAGCAGTCGACTTCAACTCGACTTCTGATGCTCGTCTCAAGACAGAGATCACAGGTATCGAAGGAGGTCTGAATAAGATCGCTCAGATGCGAGGTGTGACATTTAAGATTCACGATAAACCATCGGCTGGTGTCGTTGCGCAAGAATTAGAACAAGTAATTCCTGCTGCAGTCAAGACTGGCGATGATGACTATAAGTCAGTGAACTACAACGTCATTATCGGATATCTGATTGAGGCAGTCAAAGAACTTCAAGAGGAAGTCAATACTCTGAAAGGTCAGTAAAGTGGCCTATCAAGTCAGTGGCACTGAAAAGATAAAAGATGATAACACTGTAACATTCAAGACAGTTACAGTGACAAATTACTATACGCTTTTTGGTGGGATTGGGGCGGGTGCTTCTTTTGGATATTCATCTGGTGGATTTTCTCCACCGTATGTCAATACGATTGATAAATTTACTTTTAGTGCTGATGCTAATGCAACTGATGTCGGTGATCTCACTCAAGCAAGAGGATTTATAGCAGGCCAATCTTCTGCTACAAATGGATACACATCTGCTGGCACTACTCCTGGAGCAGTCAATACAATCGACAAATTTCCTTTTAGTGTAGACGCTAATGCTACTGATGTTGGGGATGTGATTCAAGCAAGAAGCGGAGTAGCAGGCCAATCATCAACTGAAAATGGGTATGTATCTGGAGGAAGTGTTAGTAATATAATAGAAAAATTTCCTTTTAGTACAGACGCTAACGCAGCTGACGTAGGCGACTTAACTCAAGCAAGAGATCGCGTTATAGGACAATCATCTATTTCGAATGGTTACACATCAGCAGGACTAATTCCAGGTCCAACTACAGTCAATACAATCGACAAATTTCCTTTTAGTGCTGACGCTAACGCAACAGACGTTGGTGATCTCACTCAAGCAAGATACGGTGCAGCAAATCATTCATCAATTGACAATGGTTATGCTGCTGGAGGGTTTGCTCCAGGATTAGTAAATATAATAGATAAGTTTCCATTTGCTGCTGATGCGAATGCAACAGATGTTGGAGACCTAACTCAGTCGAGATCATCTAGTGTTGGGCAAAGCTCAGATACAAATGGGTATAGTTCTGGCGGTAGTAGTCCACCTACTGTCAATATAATAGATAAGTTTCCATTTAGTGCAGACGCTAACGCAGCTGACGTAGGTGATCTGAGTCAAGTGAGATATGGCGCAGCAGGACAACAAGGATAGAAATATGGTTTATAAAGTATCAGGAACAGACGCACTCAAAGACGATAACACAGCAGTTTTTCGAAATGTAATTGTGACTACGAATCAGACGACATCTACAGGCCTCGGAGGATCTACGAGTGGATATGCATCAGGCGGAGCAGCTCCTGCTTTTTCTACTGTAATAGATAAATTCCCATTTTCTGCTGACGCAAATGCGACTGATGTAGGAGATCTAACTCAAGGAAGAACCAATGTATCTGGTCAATCATCAGCTGATAATGGATATTCATCTGGGGGCACACCTGCAATCAATATAATTGATAAATTCCCGTTTAGCGCTGATGCCAACGCAACAGATGTAGGAGACTTAACACAAGGCCGAGCTTCGTCATCCGGACAGTCATCGTCTGATAATGGATACACTTCAGGAGGATCCAATACAGGATTTCCGATAGTTGGTACAAATACAATAGATAAATTCCCATTTTCTGCTGACGCAAATGCGACAGATGTTGGAGATTTATTAGGTATAAGATTAGATGCTTCTGGCCAGTCTTCTTCATCTAATGGTTATATATCTGGGGGACAAGATCAAACTCCAGGGGGAACAGGTGCCTCTAATATTATTCAAAAATTTCCATTTTCTGCCGATGCCAATTCAACAGATGTTGGAGATCTGACCGTAGCTAAAATTCAATCTTCAGGTCAATCATCATCGACCCATGGATATACATCTGGCGGTCCAAACAGCAATATTATTGAAAAGTTTTCCTTTAGTACAGACGCAAATGCAACAGATGTGGGAGATTTGACTCAGGCAAGATACAAACCTGCAGGCCAATCATCAACTGAAAACGGATATGCTGCTGGTGGGTATAATTCTGGTAATCCAGCTCCGCCACCTCCTCTTCAAAATTTTGATACGATTGATAAGTTTCCTTTTAGCACTGATGCTAACGCAACAGATGTTGGTAATTTAACTCAAGCAAGAAATGCTGCTACAGGACAACAGGTGTAATGAATGCCGTATAAGATCAATCTACCACTCGTAGGAAGCACGGGAACTCGAAAGAAAGTCGTGATCGACGAGAACAACGATCTATTCATTGATGTGTCTCGCGTCGGATCTTTTGTAGGGATTTCACCGGTGCAAGGATCTACGAGTGGATATGCATCTGGTGGTATACCTACTCCTGGCACTTCTACAAATATTATAGATAAGTTTCCTTTCGCGGCAGATGCGAATGCTACCGATGTGGGAGATCTAACTCAATCAAGATATTCTGTAGCTGGTCAGTCTTCTACTACGAGTGGATATAATTCTGGTGGACAAGTTCCCCCTTCTACGCCAGTTACCACAATCGATAAATTTCCTTTCAGTGCAGATGCAAATGCAACAGATGTTGGAGATCTAACGCAAGCAAGAGAACAACCTGTAGGAACATCTTCTGATACAAGCGGATATGCATCAGGTGGAAGAACTCCTGCTACGTCGAATGTAATCGATAAGTTTCCATTCAGTACTGATGCAAACGCAACAGACGTAGGAGATCTAACTCAAGGAAGAGGTCAAATTGGAGGTCAATCATCACGTACTCATGGATATAATTCTGGAGGTTTTACACCACCTACTCAGACTAATGTAATTGATAAATTTCCTTTTAGTTCTGATGCAAACGCCACCGATGTCGGAGATTTACTTTCTGCTAAAAGAGGTGTGACAGGAACATCTTCTGATACAAATGGATATGCTTCAGGAGGATTCCCTTATCAAAATGTCATTGAAAAATTCCCCTTCAGTGCTGATGCAAATGGAGTTGATGTGGGCGATCTGACTGTATCAAAAGCATTTTCAGCTGGCCAGTCTTCTACTACGAGTGGATATAATTCTGGAGGAAACGGCACACCCCCAATTACTAACATTATTGATAAATTTCCTTTTAGTTCAGATGCAAACGCAACTGATGTAGGTGACTTGACACAAGCAAGAAGTTCTTCAACAGGTCAACAGGTGTAATAAATAGTAACATGGCATATAAGATATCAGATACAGCACTTATTTTTGAATCAGATGGATCTGCAATTTTAGTTGCAGAGACAGTGAACTATCGAGGCACTTTGACTACGACGAACACTACGTTCGACTTGGATCCAAATTATATCACAGATTACTTTCCTGCCGGATTTCAAGGAGAAGTAAGTGGATATGCATCTGGTGGCAGTCCTACTACTAACATAATCGATAAGTTTCCTTTTAGTGCTGATGCAAATGCTACTGATGTTGGAGATTTAACTCAGGCAAGAAGCGCTAGTGCTGGACAATCATCAGGCTCGAATGGTTATTCTTCTGGTGGATTTGCTCCACCTGGTGTTAATACGATTGATAAATTCCCTTTCAGTACTGATGCTAACGCAACTGATGTAGGTGATCTATCTCAAGCAAGATCATTTGTATCTGGTCAATCATCTGCGTCAAACGGTTATACTTCTGGAGGAATTTTTCCAGAACCTACCGTTAACACAATCGATAAGTTTCCATTTAGTAGTGATGCAAATGCAACAGATGTGGGCGATTTGTCTCAAGGAAGAAACGCTCTTGCAGGTCAATCGTCTTCTGAGAATGGATACACTTCTGGCGGCGGTGCTCCAGGAAGTGTCAATATAATAGACAAGTTTCCTTTTAGCACAGACGCTAATGCGTCAGACGTTGGTGATTTGAGTCAAACAAGAGAAGGCACAACAGGTCAATCGTCTTCTGAAAATGGATATTCATCGGGTGGTTCGACTCCAACTCGAGTCAATACAATCGATAAGTTTCCATTTAGTGTTGACGCAAATGCGACTGATGTTGGAGATTTGACTCAAGCAAGAAGTGGACCAGGTGGACAATCATCCACTGAAAACGGATACGCATCTGGAGGATCATCTGCACCTTTTAGCAGTCAGAATACGATTGATAAGTTTCCGTTCAGTACAGATACAAACGCAACTGACGTAGGTGATCTGACTCAAGTAAGAAATGGATTAGCAGGACAACAGGTATAACGATGGTTTATAGAGTCAACAGAGATCCAATCATTGACGGCGACAGAGTACTTCGTGTCGATCGTATGCGCGTGGGAAGTTTTTCAGAAACCTATAAATTCCAGGGATCTACAAGCGGATATACATCTGGTGGATTTGCACCACCTTATACAAACGTAATTGATAAGTTTCCATTTAGTTCAGATGCTAACGCAACAGACGTCGGAGATTTGACTTCAGTTAGAGCTGGTCCAGCAGGACAATCTTCAGATGCAAGTGGATATTCGTCTGGAGGCAAAACCTCGTCTTATCTTAATATTATCGATAAGTTTCCTTTTAGTGCAGATACAAATGCAACAGATGTAGGAGATTTGACCCAAGCAAGATGGATTCCAGCAGGACAATCATCATCAGAAAATGGATATACTTCAGGTGGGGATGTACCACCCGAGACTAATATCATTGATAAATTTTCTTTTAGTAGTGATGGAAATGCAACTGACGTAGGAGATTTATCTCAAACGAGAGGTAGATTGGCTGGTCAATCTTCTTCTTCGAATGGTTACTCGTCAGGAGGTCATTCTGCATTTCCTACAACTACCAACGTCATAGATAAATTCCCATTCGCAGCAGATGCGAATGCAACAGATGTAGGAGATTTGACCCAAGCAAGAGGATATCCAGGAGGGCAATCATCTTCCGAAAATGGATACTCATCAGCTGGTTACGCAGGAGATGCTTCAGGATTGAATACTATAGATAAATTTCCATTTGCCGCAGACGCAAATGCTACTGATGTCGGAGATGTAACACAAGGAAGATATCCTGTTGCAGGACAATCGTCAACTTCTAATGGTTATTCTTCTGGAGGATATTCTTCTGGTGGGACTAACATTATAGATAAATTTCCATTCGCTACTGATGCTAACGCAACTGATGTAGGTGATTTGACTCAAACAAGGTGGGAAACTACAGGTCAACAGGTGTAATAAATAGTAACATGGCATATAAGATATCAGATACAGCAATCATAATCGAATCGGACGGAGAGACTATCCTCGTTGCCGAGTCTTTTCAGTACGAAGATAGCATTACGATATCGAATACTGAGTATACATTGAGTCCAACTTATATCACAGATTATTTTCCTCAACCATACACTTTCCAGGGAGAAACGAGTGGATATACCTCTGGTGGTGGTCCTAATGTCAACACAATTGATAAATTTTCTTTTACCTCTGACGCTAACGCAACTGATGTAGGTGATTTATCTCAAGGAAGAGGATTTGTAGCAGGCCAAACATCATCTACAAGTGGTTATACTTCTGGAGGAGGATGGCCGCCAACTTCACAAAATACTATTGATAAGTTTCCTTTTAGTACAGATGGTAATGCTACAGATGTTGGGGATTTAACACAATTAAGATCAATGACGGTCGGGCAATCATCAGATGCTAACGGATATACATCTGGAGGGTATGTAACAGGACCATATAGTAATGTTATTGATAAATTTCCGTTTAGTGAAGATGCAAATGCAACTGATGTTGGGGATCTACGCGGGAATAGATACGCTTTAGCAGGTCAATCCTCTACCGAAAATGGTTATATATCAGGGGAAGGTGTTATAGAAAAATTCCCTTTCAGTGCTGATGCTAATTCATCAGATGTTGGGGATTTATCTCATTTTCAAAGATTTGGTTTTGGTCAATCTTCGACAACGCATGGTTACCATTCTGGAGGACCTGATCTCAATATTATAGAAAAATTTCCTTTCAGTGCTGATGCTAATTCATCAGATGTTGGTGATTTAACAGTTGCAAGAGAGCGAGGGGCTGGCCAATCTTCTACGGAAAACGGATATAGTTCTGCAGGCTACCCACCAGGACTTAGTAGCAATATAATTGATAAATTTCCGTTTACCTCGGATGCAAACGCCACTGATGTTGGGGATTTAACTAATAACAGACGTGAAGTTGCAGGACAACAGGTGTAACGATGGTTTATAGACTCGACGCAGGTACAGTAATAGACGCAGACGGTAACTTAGTTATCGAGAACCTGTATGCGAGTAGTGTTGCTCAGCAGTATTCATTTCAAGGATCTACAAGTGGATATACATCAGGAGGAGCACCCACTTTACCTAGTATTAATAATATTGTTTCTAATACGATCGATAAGTTTCCATTTGCTGCAGATGCGAATGCAACAGATGTTGGTGATCTGACGTTGTCAACCAATTCATCTGCAGGATCACATTCTATGGAAAATGGGTATGTTTCTGGGGGTACTGCGCCAACGGATTTTCCTACAAGAATTACAAATACGATTCAAAAATTTCCGTTCAGTGTCGACACTAATTCTACAGATATCGCAGATTTAACAGAAGCAAAGCATTTATTTGCAGGCCATTCTTCAGATGCTAATGGTTATACTTCTGGTGGTTCGGAAAATACCACCGTTGCAACACCACCCGCTAATCAATATAATACGATTGAAAAATTTCCTTTCAGTGCAGACGCAAATGCAACTGACGTTGGGGATCTCACTCAAGTAAGAAGAAGCTCATCTGGTACGAGTTCGGAAACCCATGGATATACTGCAGGTGGTAACCTGTTTCCGGAATCACCCGGTACTACGCCAATTACAATTGATCGATTTCCTTTTAGTTCAGATGAAAATTCATCTGATGTAGGTGATCTCTATGCTGGAGCTGGTTTATCATCAGGTCAATCTTCTACTACTCATGGATATGCTTCGGGTCAAGGACCACCATATTTTTCTAATATTATACAAAAATATTCATTTTCATCATCAGCTAACAGTTCCGATGTTGGAGACTTAACTGCAGGGAGAAGTATTCAAGCAGGGCAATCCTCTACAAATCATGGATACGTATCTGGTGGTCAAATTCCCCCATCGCCATCACCCGATGTAAGAGATATTATTGACAAATTTTCTTTTAGTGTAGACGCTAATGCAACAGACGTAGGTGATCTAACTCAAGCAAGAGTATCCGCAACTGGTACAGAGATATAAATAGCAACATGGCATCAAAATATAAAATAGGTGGAAAAGCTATCCTAACAGACTCAGACGGAACTCGAGATCTCATTGGTGTTTCTGTTGTCTACGAAGACTCTTTCACTGCTACGAATACGATTCGATCACTTGCACCAGATTACTTTGATGCTTATATATTTCCGAGTAATCCATTTCAGGGTGAAGTGAGTGGATATTCTAGTGGGGGTCGAGCTGCATCGAACGTTATAGATAAATTTCCCTTTGCATCAGATGCAAATGCAACAGACCATGGGGATTTACAATATGGAAAAGAACAGCCAGCTGGGAATTCATCGGAAACTCATGGGTATTCATCTGGAACGTATTCTCCTTTCGGTAACACTAAAACAATAGAAAAATGGTCATTTACATCTAATACTACTTCATCAAGCATAGGTAATTTAACTGCTCATAATGTTTACACTGGTCTCGGGATAGGCCAGTCTACTATTACAAACGGGTTTGGATATCACTCTGGTGGTAGAGGTGCGCAAAATACCGTAGAAAAGTTTCCATTCAGTTCAAATGCTGATGCAACCGATGCTCTTAATTTATCTTCGGGGAGAGAAAATCTTAGTGGTCAATCTGATGATGGCGGCGGGCATGGTTATACTGCAGGAGGTAGAAGAGGAATTCCTCCGGTAGCTGTTAATATAATTGATAAGTTTCCCTTTGCATCTGATGCGAATGCAACAGACGTAGGAGATACTTCAGTACTACATGACTACGGCACTGGTGGTCAATCGTCAGAAACTCATGGTTATATCGTTGGCGGGTTTCCACAAAATAGTGTAATCGATAAATTTTCTTTTGCCTCTGATGGAAATGCAACAAATATAGGAAATTTAATATCAGGTCCGAGAAATGATCGTATGGCAGGGCAATCATCATTTACACATGGATATGCAAGTGGATCAGGCCAGACTGCGCCAGATGGAAGTAACGTTATTCAAAAATGGCCATTTAGTAGTGATGCTGATGCAACCGACGTAGGTGATTTAACTAGGTCTATGGGTGAAATGGGTGGCCATCAGGTTTAGAAACGATATATATAATTTTACATGAATACTTTATGAGGTGACAATGAATTCAATAGAATATTTTGAAAAAAATCGATACATTTATCTTGCAGATGTTTTACCAAAAAATGTCTGTCAAGATCTCACTCAACATATGCACAATCTTCATAAGGAAGGTAAACTTGTTCAAGACGAACAGTGTCCACTTTCTTGGTCAGTCTATGGTGACTCGAAGTTTGATACATTACTTGCTAATCTAGCAAAACCAATTGGTGATAAACTTGGAGTAGAGATACTTCCGACATACACTTACGCACGTCTTTATCAGCCAGGCGATAGACTCAAAAAACATACTGACCGACCATCGTGCGAGATATCTGGTACTATGACACTTGGCTACGATCCAGACTCAGCACTTTGGCCAATCTTCTTTGGTAAAGATCAAAACGATCCAGGAACGTCATATGACATTGGCGTTGGTGATCTCGTTATGTATCGTGGAAACGAACTCGTTCACTGGAGACCAGAATATAAAGGTAAGTGGCAGGTTCAGGTTTTCTTCCACTATGTTGACGCAAATGGTCCACATAAGGAATGGGCAAATGATAAGAGAGCAGTTCTCGGAACTGGTGCTGAAACGAAAAAACAAAACACTGTTCAAAGAGAAACGATGGAAGAACCAGATAAGTACGAGTTTAAATATCATTTCTCTGCGAATACAATGGCTATACTTCCTCAGGCAGATCATCTCCCAGGATATGCAGCTTTTTATAGTGGATTCAAACCAAAACTTGCATTTACACCTGAAGAATGTGATAAGATTATTGCGACTGCAAGTAATCAATATGCGTCAAAGGCAAGAGTCGGTTCAGAGGCAACATCAAAAACTGACCTCAGTGTACGTAATGTAGATCAATATAATATTGAACTGAATGAAGATACTCGATGGATCTATAATAAACTTGTACTTGCAGTCGCGATGGCGAATCACGAACATTTTGGTTTCAATATCAGTGGTATTACTCACGATCTTCAATTACTTCACTATCGTTCAGACGATGGTAACGGTCACTATGACTGGCATGTCGACGTAGGTCACGGTCATTCTGCATGTCGTAAAATTTCTATTTCAGTTATGCTTTCTCCAGATGATAAATATAAGGGTGGAGACTTAGAAGTAAACGATCACGGAGTACTTAGGCAAGGTGTTCGTGAGCAAGGATCAATCAACTTATTCCCGAGTTATATGCCACATCGTGTCGCACCAGTTACAGAAGGTGAGAGGTGGGCACTTGTTATATGGATAAACGGATCAGACAGATTTAGATAAGGAGAATCATATGCCTGTTGTAGAATACAAGATGCATGTCATCAATAATAAAGGTGGCGCGACAGCACCACTTTGGGTAGATGATGGTGGATATCATACATCACCTATCGATAAGACAAAGATTGGTTGGGTATTACCTGAAGCCGATCGTGAATACTATGTACCAGATACAGTCACTGAGTTATCGAAGAGTGAGTTCGTAACACGTCAGTTAGCAATCCATGCTGATACGCCATTTCAAAGTCAACCAGTTGACTCAAATGGTGAAGAAGTTGGAGACCCTGTTAATATGACAGATGCTGAAGTAACAACCGATATGGAAGCATGGTACGATTCTTTTGTGAGTTCGCATAGCTAATGGAGATAATGCTTGCAAAACAGATACTCGAACTCGAATCACACGAGCTCGAAGGTATCTTGATGAAACTGAAAATGGAAGATCGCGAAGCATATGAAAAATTGCAGGAGTTAGTTGAAGACTTATAATATTATGAATCATTATGAACGTTTTTTGAAAACAAAACTATTTACAGATCGTGTTGGACCAATATACGGTACCGAAGACTTTGGAATATATCTTTACTCAGTTATCAAGATGATGAGACCAAAGAATATTTTAGAACTTGGTACTGGGCTTGGTACGACTATGCTATGGGCAGCACAAGCAATTCTTGAGAATAACGAAGGTATTATTCACACTTTCGATGACGGAAGTGAATGGAATCATCTGAAGAATGCTCGTGATCAGATGGGCGAGTACTTTCGTGAAGATTATCTTTTCTATATCGAAAATCTCATTGACTCGTTTGAAATAAGAAAAGCTGTTGAGTTTCATCCAGTTCGAATCGAAGAGATAGAATCAGAGGCGCCAATCGATATACTCTTCTCTGATTTCGCGCATGGGCCGTCTGATGTATTACAACTCCTTGCTGAATTTTTACCTCAGATGAATAGTTATAGTAAGATCTATATCGACTCTGCTTCTACTCATTATGGGTCATATCACACTCTCGAAAAAGTAATTGATATGCTGAATCAGAATACGATTCCTCGATCCATTTCTGAACGAGCGAAGAATGACACCATACGTGATATCGTAAATCAGAGTCAGTTTCAACTCGATCATATTGTAGAAAACAAAGATCGTGCACAGAATAGTACTACTTGTATTACAATCCAACCATATGACGTATTTCCTTATCCGAGAGTCAATGTGAGGTATTGATGAAAGTAATCGATAATGTAATTGGTGATAAGTATTCAGAAATGATATTTGAAGAATGTGCGAAACTTCCTTGGACCTTTGTACCAGATATATCATTTGGAAACCAAGCAAAGAGAAGTGTTCCAGGATTCTCACATAGTTTCTACCTCGATAAAGAATTCAATAATAACGAACCAGTCACGATCGAATCAGAAAAATATCCTCTCATCAAACCTGTACTACTCGAAGCATTTGATAAATTGAATCTCAACATAAATTTACAAAATGTTTTTCGTAGCCGCGCAAGACTCACGCTCGATCGTCCTGAATTATCTGAATCCGATCGTATTGACAACATTCACGTAGATTATCAAATCCCTCACCTCGTTTTGATATACTATGTCAATACGGTCGATGGTGATACTCTGGTATACGAAAATGATAAAATCGTAGAAAGAGTATCACCGAAGCGAGGTCGTTGTTTACTGTTTGACGGTTCGCTACAACATACGTCCACGTCTCCTGCTCTTGGTCCAAGGATCATTATCAATAATAATATAAGGTGAACTGATGCATCCGAATCAACATAATCTTTTCGAAACTCCTATCTGGGGATTTATGCTCAACGATCAAAATTTACAGACATTTGATTATACTGATTACATTTTAGATATATCAAACACCGAACAGTCTGCGACAAAGAGTAACATGGGTGGTTGGCAATCAAGAGATAATATTCACGAAGAACCGATCTTTCAAGAGTTCAATCGATCAATATTAGGTGCAGCAAAAAATATACTGAAAGACTACACTCAGTTAGAACCATATATTCAGAGTATGTGGGCAAACATTAATGTGAAGGGAGATTTCAACGCACACCACACTCACGAAGGTGAACTATCGGGGGTTTATTACTGCAATGTACCAGAAAAATCAGGAGAATTGATACTCGTTGATCCTAAGGTGAGGTCTCATGTTTCTGTAATAAGAAGTGGCAATTTTCCGATTCGTCCTGAAAGACTTGCTCTCATTATCTTTCCAAGTTGGTTAGAACATTACGTACAACCAAGTCAAAGTGATGATCCTCGAGTCAGTATTAGTTTCAATATAGGAATTAAATAATTATAAATAGCCATAGATATTTTATTTACGGAGATTTCTATGGCAAATCCTAGCTCCCGTGCTACATTGATAGATTATTGCAAAAGAAGACTCGGAGATCCTGTCATCGAAATTAACGTTGACGAGGATCAAGTCGAAGATCGTGTAGACGAGGCATTACAATACTATCAAGAATACCACTCTGACGCTACAGTTAAAACATATTTGAAACATTTAGTCACTGCTGATGATGTGACAAACGAATATATACCATTATCATCAGATATCATTTTTGTTTCTAGGCTCTTTCCGGTAGCAAGTTCATTCAATAGCTCTTTTAACTTCTTTGATATCAAGTATCAGATGATGTTAAATGATATTGCCGATTTACAGAACTTTGCTGGTGATCTAGCTTACTATGAACAAATGCAACAATATCTTTCATTACTCGATACTAAGTTGAATGGCAATCCTCAGGTGCAATTCCAGAGGAGACAAAATCGTCTTTATATCTTTGGTGACTTTGCAGATGAAGATATTAAAGCCGGTGAGTATATCGTTGCAGAAGTATACCAAATAGTTGATCCGGAAACCCATACATCAGTTTATAATGATATGTGGTTAAAAGAATATACAACTGCACTGATTAAACAACAATGGGGAACAAATCTTATTAAGTTCGAAGGCATGCAACTTCCTGGTGGCGTGGTACTGAACGGTAGACAAATTTATGATGATGCTACTACTGATATTGATAAGTTAAGAGAAACAATTCGGATGGAACATGAGATGCCACCAGATTTCTTTGTAGGTTAACATGGCAAGAAACGTATACTTTACAGACAAAGTCAGATCAGAACAAAATCTTTATGAAGATATTGTCATAGAGTCTCTGAAGATCTATGGACAAGACGTCTATTACATACCAAGAGATATTGTAGCTGAAGATAAGATCTTTGGTGACGACATACCTTCACGATTTAATTCATCTCATAAGATTGAGATGTACATCGAGAACATCGAAGGATTTGATGGAGAAGGCGATCTCTTTACTCGATTTGGAGTGGAGATTCGTGATGAGGCAACATTTGTAGTATCTCGTCGTAGATGGACACAAACAGTTGCTCGTATGGATAACGGGGTAACTTCAGTTCGTCCTCTTGAAGGAGACTTAATTTTTCTTCCACTTTCAAATAAACTCTTTCAGATTATGCATGTAGAGCATGAACAACCTTTTTATCAACTGAGTAATTTACCTGTATTTAAACTGAGAGCACAACTCTTCGAATACAATGATGAAGATCTTGATACAGGCGTTGATATTATTGATCAGATTGAAAAAGATTATGCATACACTTATATTCTTACACTTGACGGAACAAGTGGTATTATTACAACAGGCGAGACAGCGACTCAGACTTTATCGAGTGGAATTACAGTTTCAGGAGAAGTTTCCAAGTGGTCTGACTCCGATCAGAAGTTACATCTAATTCATATCGACACAAGTGATGATAAATATCATGAGTTTATTACTGGTACAAATATTACAATTACTGGAGCGCAAGGTAGAACCGTCGACTCTGACTTTAGTGTTACGGCAATAATAGAAGATAATAAAATATCCAGTAATGAACAGAACGACGACTTTGGTACTATCGGAGGTGGTTTCCTCGACTTTAGTGAGAATAACCCATTTGGCGATCCGGAGAATAACTAATGTTTGGGACTCATTTTTATCATCAAAAAGTTCGAACTTGTGTTGCTATCTTTGGTAAGCTCTTTAATAACATATACGTGGTAAGACCAAGTAGTCAACTGAAAGTTCCATTATCATACGCACCAAAACAAAAATATCTTGAAAGAATAAGAGAAAATCCTGATTTGGGTGCAAACTCACAAGTTGCGATTAAACTTCCTCGTATGTCTTTTGAAATAACATCGTTTGCATATGATGCAACGAGACAGTTAACAAAAGTAAGCAACTTTAATACATTCGGTACATCAAATGCAAATAGACAAAAGTTTTATTCTCCTGTTCCATATAGTGTAAATTTTCAATTAAATGTGTATGCAAAAAGTCAAGATGATGCATTACAAATTGTAGAACAAATTTTACCAACATTCAATCCCCAGTATACATTAACAATCAAACCTTTCAGTACAGAATATCCAGATTTCAAAGAAGATATACCGATTGTGATACAAGGTCTAAGTTTTTCTGATGATTTTGAAGGAGCAATGGAACAGAGACGAACTATCATTTATACACTTGATTTTGAAATGAAAGTCAGTTTCTACGGACCGATAAATACTTCAGATATCATACGTACATCAAAGGCAACCTTTTTTGATATAGGTGCTGGATTACTAGATTCTGATATAGGACTCGAAAGAATTGACACAACGCCAGATCCTACATCTGTCTTTGGTATGCCAGATAGTGATTTTGGATTTAGTAATACTATAACATTATTAAGTGATAGCGCATGACAAATGATGAAAAGAATATAAAATCAGATTACGAATATTCACGAGAAACTTATTACGATCTATTAGAAAAGGGAAGAAACTCTCTTGAAGATATGATCGAAGTTGCTCGATCTTCCGAACACCCACGTGCTTATGAAGTATTATCAGGAATGATAAAAAACTTGTCAGATGTCAATGATAAGTTAATGGATTTGAATAAGAAAAACAAAGATATGAATAGAGAAGAAGTAAAACAAATTGCTTCTACTACAAATAATGTTTTTCTTGGATCGACTGCTGACTTGCAGAAGTTATTACAGAATGAGGATAATATAATTGATGTCACTCCTGAACCAAAATGAAACTTATCTCGGAAATCCTAGTGTCAAACGAGATGGTGTAGTTCAGGAATGGACTCAAGATCTTGTAAAAGAATATGCATTGTGTATGAACAATGCTCAATATTTCGCAGAAAAATACTGTAAAGTAATATCACTCGATAAAGGTTTAGTTCCGTTTGAGCTATATCCTTATCAGAAAAAAATGTTTCAACAATTCCAGGAAAATCGTTTCAATGTCGTTCTCGCATGTCGTCAATCAGGTAAGTCAATTTCAGCCTGTGCGTTCCTCCTCTGGTTCGCGCTCTTTCATTCCGAAAAAACAGTCGCTGTCCTTGCAAACAAAGGTGCAACAGCGAGAGAAATGCTCTCAAGAATCACACTTATGCTTGAGAATATCCCCTTCTTCTTACAGCCAGGTACAAAGGCACTCAACAAAGGATCGTTGGAGTTTTCCAATAACTCTCGGATTATCGCTGCTGCTACATCTGGTAGTTCTATTCGTGGACTATCAGTCAACTTACTTTATCTTGACGAGTTTGCCTTTGTTGAGCGGGCTGCTGAGTTCTACACTTCTACTTATCCTGTGGTTTCAGCCGGAACGGATACTAAAATTATTGTCACCTCCACCGCAAACGGAATCGGTAACACCTTCTATAAGATCTGGGAAGGTGCTGTTCAAGGGATAAATGAATTCAAACCATTTCGAGTCGATTGGTGGGATGTTCCTGGAAGAGATGATAAGTGGAAAGAACAAACAGTTGCAAATACTTCTCAGTTACAGTTTGATCAAGAGTTTGGCAACACGTTTTTTGGAACAGGTGATACACTGATTAATGCAGAGACCCTGATGGGTTTTCGAGCCAAACCGTATAAAAAAGCATTGGAAGGTGGAGATCTTCTTATCTATGAAGAACCGGTCAAAGGACACAATTATATTATGACTGTTGATGTATCAAAAGGAAGAGGGCAGGATTACTCTACTTTTAATTTGATCGATATTAGCGTTCGTCCGTTTGCACAGGTTGCTGTATATCGCAATAACACTATCTCTCCTTTGCTCTTCCCTAATATTATATATAAGTACGCAAATTCTTATAACCAAGCATACGTTGTGATTGAAGCAAATGACCAGGGATCACTTGTTTGTAACGGTCTATATCAAGACTTAGAATATGAGAATGTACATGTAGAATCTGCAATCAAAGCAAATGCGATTGGGGTTGAGATGACAAGAAAAGTTAAAAGACTTGGATGTTCAGCAATCAAAGACATACTTGAAAATGGTAAGCTTCAAATTGTTGATGAGAATACAATCTTAGAAATATCTACATTTATTTCAAAAGGTCAATCATACGAAGCGTCTACGGGGAATCATGATGATTTGATGATGAATCTTGTTATGTTTGGTTACTTTTCATCTTCACAGTACTTTGGCGATATGACTGATATTAACCTCAAAGATATGATATTCAAAAAACAAATGAAAGAAATAGAAGATGACCTTGTTCCATTCGGATTTATTGACGATGGGACTGATGCGATCAACGAGCTAGAAAATGGTGGGAAATTTGAATGGCAAGTCGAATATGACCCAAATTTCTAATTATTATAAATAATATGAAATTGAAGATAACCGTATCATGATAACATATAATTAGTAACCGAAAAAGGAAAAAAAGATGGCACTATTCACACCTTCGCAATCTCCTGCGGTTGTCGTCAAAGAAATAGATCTGACTGGCGGTGTGCCCAACGTCCAGTCAACTACAGGCGCATTCGTTGGAAATTTTAGATGGGGACCAGTGGAAGAAAGAGTTCTGATCTCAAATGAAGCAGAACTTACAGAAACTTTTGGTACTCCAGACACTAATAATAATCGTAACATCGATTTTGTTAGTGCATCGCAATTCTTAAGATATTCAAATTCACTACAAGTTGTAAGAAATATTGATTCTACAGCTAAAAACGCAAACTTTACAGATGGGCAAAACCATAATTCAGTTCTGGATGCTCCAACCGTAAAAAATAAAACAGCTTTTGATAACCAACTATCATCTCTTGACTCTGACACACACGTATTCATTTCTAGATTTCCTGGGGACTTAGGAAATAGTATTCGTGTTTCACTTTGGGATTCAAGCAGTATTACTGGTTGGACATACGCATCAGAATTTGATGCTGCTCCTGGAACTAGTACGTTCGCTTCAAATAACAGTGCAACAAACGATGAAATGCACGTAGTAGTGGTAGACAATCTAGGAGATATCACAGGCACAGCTGGTACAATACTAGAAAGATATCCTTTCGTTTCAAAGGTAACAGACGCTAAAAATACCGATGGATCAACTAACTATGTAAAAGATATAATCAATGAAACATCAGAATATATCTACATGGTTGATTTTGATTCAGATTTCCAAGCAGTCAGCGCAGGAACAGCAGTTAGTAATTTGAATTATGCTCGAACAATTCGAACAGCAACAAATTATGATTTTGGAGGAGGCGTTAACTCTGGCACACTAGGAACTTCTGAAATTTTAGCAGGTTTTGATCTTTTCGAAGATAAAGATACTGTTGAAGTAGATTTCTTAATTGCTCCGAGCATGACAACAACTACTGACCAAACAACTGTTGTCAACGATCTTGTATCAACTGCTTCATCGACTAGAAAAGACTGTATAGCTATAGCTTCTCCAGCAAGAGACGATATAGTTAATTTGACAAGTGCTTCTTCAATTACAACAAATATTGTTGAAACTGCAAATACATTTACTAAGTCTTCTTATCTAGTAACAGATGGAAACTTCTTAAAAGTTTATGATAAATTTAATGATCAGTATATCCAAGTTCCAGCAGCATCTTCAACTGCTGGTATCATGGCAGCAACTGATCGTAACGCAGCTCCTTGGTTCTCACCAGCTGGTGGAAGAAGAGGCCAATATCTTGGTGTAACTGCAATTGATTATACTCCTACTAAAGCTCAAAGAGATACTCTGTATAAAGCTGGGGTTAATCCGATTGCAAATATTCCTGGACAGGGTATCATACTCTTTGGGGATAAAACAAATCTTGGTAGACCTTCTGCATTCGATCGTATTAACGTACGTCGTCTCTTTCTTGTTCTTGAAAGAGCAATTAGTAGAGCAGCAGAAAACGTTCTCTTTGAATTCAACGATGAATTTACAAGAGCAGAGTTTGTCAATATTGTTGAGCCGGTGCTAAGAGAAGTTAGAGGTAGACGTGGTATTACAGACTTTAGAGTCGTTTGTGACGAAACAAACAATACTGCGGCAGTCATTGATCGGAATGAATTCATTGCGAGTATCTTCATTAAGCCGGCACGCTCTATCAACTATGTCACACTAAATTTTGTGGCTGTCAGATCTGGCGTCGACTTTGAAGAAGTCGTAGGTACGGTATAAGGAGATAGAAAATGGCAGTATTAGGAGTAGATGATTTCAAAGCAAAGATTAGAGGTGGCGGTGCTCGTCCTAATCTTTTTCAAGCAACACTAAACTTTCCAGCATATGCTGGGGGGTCTGAAGTAACAGAGGTGGCTTCATTCTTATGTGAAGCAGCTCAATTACCTGGATCGACATTAGGTTCAATTGTAGTTCCTTTCCGAGGACGTCAGTTAAAGATGGCTGGTGATCGTACATTTGAGGCATGGTCAGCAACCATTATTAACGATACGGATTTCAAAATTCGTAACGCAATGGAACGTTGGATGTCAGGTATAGGTGGTCATTCAGAAAATGTAGGATTAACCAATCCAATCGATTACGAAGCTGATCTCAGAATTGCTCAGTTAGATCGTAACGGTTCGAAAATTAAAGAATATATCTTTAATGGGGCGCATCCTACAGATCTTTCACCAATCGATGTTGCATATGCAACTACAGATGATATTGAAAGATTTACTGTTACATTCCAGTACCAATACTGGACAACAGTAGATGGCACAGCAGCCTAGATAAATATAATAGGAGAGGCGAAAAATCGCCTTTCCTTTTTATAAGGATTTTTAAATGGCAGATAGAAGTTTTAAATTATTTGGTTTTGAAATAAAACGGGCAGAAAGTGATGACCCGAAAAAGAAACCTTCGATCGTACCAGCACGAGATGACGACGGCGCTGGATATGTTACTGCTGCAGGAACTCATTATGGCCAATATATCAATATTGATGGTGATGATTCAAAAGATAACTATAATATGATCATGAAATATAGAGGGGTTTCTACACATCCAGAGGTTGACGCAGCAATAGAAGATATAGTAAACGAGTCAATTGCTGGTAGCGAATTAGAACAACCAATAGATCTCAATCTTGATAATTTAGAAGTAAGTGACAAGATTAAGAAAACCATGAAAGAAGAGTTTGATAGCATAGTAGGAATGATGAATTTCCATGAACTCGGTCACGATATCTTTCGTCGTTGGTATGTCGACGGAAGACTTTATCATCATCTTGTAGTCAATGAATCAAACCTGAAAGCAGGTATTCAAGAAATTAGACCAATTGATTCTGCAAAAATGCGTAAGGTGAAACAGGTCAAAAAGAAAAAAGATCCTGAAACCGGTGCTCAATTAATTGAAAAAATAGACGAGTATTATATTTACCAAGAAAAACCAGGATCACAACACAATGCTGGCGTTAAAATGTCTCTCGATTCTGTTTCTTATTGTACATCAGGATTGCTTGATGAGGGCAGAAAGAGAGTAGTTTCATATTTACATAAAGCACTGAAGCCAATCAATCAGTTGCGTATGATGGAAGATTCACTTGTCATTTACAGATTGGCAAGAGCACCAGAACGTCGTATGTTCTATATCGATGTTGGTAATATGCCGCGTGGTAAAGCTGAGCAGTATATGAAAGACATTATGGCAAGATATAGAAATAAACTTGTCTATGATGCACAAACAGGTGAGATCAGAGATGATCGTAAACATCAGTCTATGATCGAAGACTTTTGGTTACCAAGACGCGAAGGTGGTAGAGGCACAGAGATTAGTACCCTTCCAGGCGGTCAGAATCTGGGTGAGATAGACGATATTGTATATTTCCAAAAGAGAATGTATCGTTCACTGAATGTACCAATCAATCGTCTCGAACAAGAAGCGCAGTTTAGTCTTGGTAGATCGACTGAGATCGGTCGCGATGAACTAAAGTTTCAGAAATTTATAGACAGACTCAGACGCAGATTTGCTCATCTCTTCTACGACATTCTTCGTAAACAACTCGTTCTCAAAGGTATTATTACCCAAGAAGATTGGGATACGATGAAGAATGATATCATTGTAGACTATGTTCGTGATAACCATTTCACAGAGTTAAAAAATGCAGAACTGATCCGCGAAAGAATACAGACACTTGATCAAATGTCACAATATGTTGGGGATTATTTCTCCAAAGAGTGGATTCAAAAGAATGTCTTACAACTTTCTGATGAAGATATTGAAAATATGCAAAAACAAATTAGTGGCGAAGGTGATGAACCAGAAGAAGATCAGCAACCCACTGCTGAAAAATTTGAATTAAGAACCGTTACTCAAGGAGAATAAATTATGAGTGAAGCAAACCCTGTACAAGATCTGATACAAAATGCTATAGATCAGGATTTCAATAAAGCAAATAATACATTTAATGACATTATGACAGTTAAGATGACAGATCTTCTTGACCAAGAAAAGATTCGAATAGCCGATCAAATGTATAACGGAGTCGAAGATGAAGAAGACGATGGACAACTCGACCTTGACTTGGACGGAGGAGACGAGGAAGCATCTGAAGAGTCTTCCGAAGATCAAGATCCTGACGAGGAAGATGCAGGAGCTGACGATGAAACAGAAGATGAGTTTGAAGAGACCGAAGAAGAATAACACTAAAATTACTTTTAAGTAGAAAACAATAAAATCATAAATAATAGTTACAAATGAAAACATTTACACAGATAAGAGAACTCACTGGAAGAAAACCTGAAGGACAATTGCTTGTCAATAAGAAACAGGGAAAAATTCAGATTCAAGTTTATAAGGAACGAAATGGTTTTGTTGCTTATGTCGACGGAGACAGACTTGACTCTTATCGATCAAAGAACGAGGCAGAAAAAGCTGCCACAGAATTTGTAAAGGCATATAAAAAATGAAACTGATTGCAGAATATACAGACAATGAATTAGAAGTCTTGACAGAAGAAAAGAATGGCAAGAAGTCTTATGCCATTGAAGGTATCTTCATGCAAGCAGAAGCAAAGAATAGAAACGGTCGGATATATCCGCGTGGAGTAATGGAGTCAGCTGTCGGTAAATATAATTCCGAACAGGTTGTTCCAGGTCGTGCGGTTGGTGAGTTAAATCACCCTGAAGGACCTACCGTTAATCTAGATAAAGTTTCTCACAAGATCGAATCTCTCAATTGGCAGGGAAACGATGTTGTGGGCAAGGCAACTATTTTGGCCACTCCTATGGGTGAAGTCGTTAAGGGTTTACTCGACGGCGGTGTCAAACTAGGTGTTTCGACTCGTGGTATGGGAAGCTTAGCCAGAGGTAATGACGCAATGATCGTCAAAGACGATTTTATTCTTAACGCGGTAGATATCGTGCAAGATCCATCTGCTCCAAGCGCTTTTGTTAATGGAGTTATGGAAGGTGTAGAATGGGTTTGGAATAACGGAATTATCGAAGCAAAAGCAATTGAAAAAATGGAGACTGAAATTAAACAAGCTCCACGCGCTGATCTCTATGAGACACAGGTTCGTGAGTTCAAGAATTTCCTCTCGTTACTTAAAAATAACTTGTAAAAGGAGTCAATGATGACTGATGAAAATCAAATCGATCAGGACGTTGAACTTCATGATGACGAGAATGAAATCATGGAAGCACAAGGTCACGATCCTAAAAATGCTGAGGCTCAGTCTGTAGCATCTGTTGATAAAGCAGGTGAAGCAACTTCCACAGCAAAAAAGCGCAAAGGCGATAACACTAAACAAGATCCAATGCCTAAAATGCCAGGAACAAAAGCTGGTATGATTAACGCTATGTATAACAAAATGAACAATATGACAAAGGAACAGTTATCAACATTGTTGAATAAATCTGTAACTGAGTCTGTTGAAGAAGATGACGTAGTTGTTGAAACAGCGGATCTTAATTACGAAGTAGATTTCTCTGAAGACTTAAATGCAATCATGGCTGATGAAGCTACATTGTCAGAAGAGTTTAAAGAAAAAACTGCAGTGATTTTCGAAGCAGCAATTAAGTCTAAGCTAGCTGAAGAAATTGATCGTCTTGAAGAAAAATACCACGAAGAGTTGGCTGAAGAGATTGAATCTACAAAGTCAGGTCTAGTAGAAAAAGTAGATAGCTATCTACACTACGTTGTCGAACAATGGCTAGAAGATAATAAACTAGCTGTTCAGTCTGGCTTACGTACAGAAATTGCAGAGACATTCATGAATAATCTAAAAGATCTATTCACAGAGTCTTACATCGAAGTACCTGAGTCTAAGGTAGACCTAGTCGACGATCTTGCTGAACAAGTTGAAGAGCTTGAGACCCAGCTAAACAACACAACAGCAAATGCTATCGAAATGGCAGAAGAGTTAGAAGCTTATAAGCGTGAAGCAGTAATTGCAGAAGCAGCTAAAGATCTTGCTGACACCCAAGCCGAGAAACTAAAGTCATTAGTAGCTGATATGGATTTCGATAACGAAGAAACTTTTGCTTCAAAAGTTGCTACTGTTAAAGAATCATATTTCACAAAAACTACTAAGACAGTAACTGAGTCTGCAGACTTTGAATCAGATGACCAAGATGATACAATCGAGGTTTCTGGATCAATGGCTCAGTATTTAACAGCCCTTAATCGAACATCGAAAAAACAATAGGAGACTAATCGATGCATAACGTAATATCTTACGACAAGCTCGTAGAAAAATGGTCCCCAGTTCTGAATGAAGAGTCTGCGGGTACTATCAAAGATCATCACAGAAAAGCAGTTACTGCTGCAATTCTAGAAAACCAAGAAGTCGCTTTACGTGAGCAAAACTTAATGGAAGGACCTCCAAGTGGTGCAAATTCAGGATCAGTTGATAACTGGAATCCAGTACTTATCGCACTCGTAAGACGTGCAATGCCAAACCTAATGGCATATGATATTGCTGGGGTTCAGCCAATGTCAGGACCAACTGGCTTGATCTTCGCTATGAAGTCACGTTATGGCTCTGGTACAACAACTGCACGCGAAGCGCTCTTCAACGAAGCAGAAACTCAGTTCTCAGGTGATTCCGGTGGAACACACGATTCAGACGATGTATCAGGTTTTGCTACAGCAGATTCTGCTGGTGCAGGCGACGTATCTGGTGATTCATCTATCGACTCTGAGCGTAATACTGATATCTTCGCTGGTGGTATGGCAACAGGTAATGCTGAAGCTCTTGGATCAGGTTCAGGCGCAACAGACTTCTCTGAGATGGGATTCACTATCGAAAAAGCTACTGTGACTGCTAAGTCACGTGCTCTAAAGGCAGAGTACAGCTTAGAATTAGCGCAAGACTTGAAAGCAATTCATGGTCTTGATGCTGAAACTGAGTTGGCAAACATTCTGTCAACAGAGATCTTAGCTGAAATCAACCGTGAAGTTGTTCGTACAATTAACTCACAAGCTAAGACAGGTGCTTTACAAACTAACACAGCAATCAACGGTATCTTCGACGTACAGACAGATGCAGATGGTCGTTGGTCAGTAGAGAAGTTCAAAGGACTTATCCTTCAGATCGAAAGAGAAGCAAATACAATCGCAAAAGAGACACGTAGAGGTAAAGGTAACTTTATCGTATGTTCCTCTGATGTAGCTTCTGCGCTTTCTGCTTCAGGTATGCTTGACTATGCTCCTGCAATGTCAACAAACTTGAATGTAGATGACACAGGAAACACATTCGCTGGTGTACTTAACGGTCGTGTAAGAGTCTATGTTGATCCTTACTCACAAACAGATTACATTAACGTTGGTTATAAGGGTACTAACCCATATGACGCAGGTGTATTCTATTGCCCATACGTTCCATTAACAATGGTACGTGCTGTTGGTGAGGACACATTCCAGCCGAAAATTGGATTTAAGACACGCTACGGCATGGCTTCAAACCCATTCGTTGGATCATCACCAGCTGACGGTTTAGCAGCAGTGAAGACTAACCAATATTACAGAATCTTCAGGGTTGACAATATCCTTGGTGCATAAGTCTAGTAATAGAATAAAAAGAAAGGCAGCTTCGGCTGCCTTTTTTATTATCTTTTTTATATAAATAGATAAAAGGAATATAATATGGCAAACTTAACAGAAAATTTTAATTATCTACAACCAACTTCGTTCAAGATTACTATTGATCGAAAGAACTTTCCTAATTTAGAATTCTTCTGTCAAAGTTTTGTACATCCAGGAATGATTATGAATTCGGTAGAAATGCCTTACCAAAAAATTACTGGTATACCTTTCATTGGTGATAAACTTACATTCAATGAACTTCAAGCAAATATACTTCTTGATGAAGATATGAAATCCTATGATGAAATGTATTCTTGGATGAGAAGAAATCTTGATATTGAAATGGTATCTCCATTACAAAGAACAAATGATCAACCTCCAGCAATGTCTGATATCACACTTTCTATATTATCAAGTCATAATAACACAACCAAAACTGTTAAATATATAGACAGTATACCAACAGCTCTTACAGATATTCAATTCGAATCAACTGCAGGTGGAGAATCATTTATTTCTTTTGGAGCATCATTTAGATTTTCCTATTTTGAATTATCAGGAGCAAGTTATACATCAAATGTAGATGGTTCTCCATCAATAACAGTGAATAGAAATCTGATATAAATAACTTTATAATTGGAGTATATAATGATTGATTTGAAAAGCATCCACGATATGTGGAAACAAGACTGTATAATAGATGAAATGAAACTTGATGAATCCTCCCGCCAAGCACCAATCATCCACTCGAAATATTTAGAATTACTATCAACTGTTAAACTACAGCTGAAACGTGCTGAGTTTAGTCAGAAAACTTTACTGAAACAAAAATGGTTATATTACAATGGTAAGATGGATCAAGAAACAGTCGTGGAACTTGGTTGGGACCCTGATCCTTTTAACGGTCTCAAAATACTTAAAGGTGAGCTTGATTATTATTATGACAGTGATCCTGAAATTCAAAAGTCTGAAGAAAAAATACAGTACTATAAAGCAACAATAGAGACTCTTACAGAGATCCTAAATAACATTACATGGCGACATCAAACAATAAAGAATATGATCGAATGGAAAAAATTTCAGTCCGGAAATTAAATCATGCAAATTTGCATATACAATGTGAGAGTGGAACTGCACAAGAACTGAGAGAGTTTTTCTCGTTTTTTGTTCCAGGTTACAGATTTATGCCAATGTATAAAAATAGGCTATGGGATGGCAAAATCAGGCTATTTGATATTAATAGTGGCGAGCTTCCGGCAGGTTTATTTTATCATTTAAACAAATTTGCTAACTCTCGTGGGTATATAGTTGAATCAGAGAAAACTAACTATGGGATGCCACACGAAAATGCTACAGTCGATATTCAGCAACTTGCCAATTATATTGACAGTCTCGGTCTTCCTTTTCGTCCTTATTCATATCAGCTATCAGGCATTGAAGAAGGTTTAAAACGAAAGAGAGCGATTCTTATATCACCGACTGGTTCTGGTAAGTCTCTTATTATTTTCATTTTAATTAAATATTGGTTACACCTTCTCACCAGTGGATTGAAATATCCGAAAGGTGGAAGAGTATTAGTGATTGTACCAACTACTGGATTAGTTGAACAGATGCATGGGGATTTTAAATCATACGGTCAAGATGAACGTGGTATGCATAGAATCTATTCTGGTAAAGATAAAACATTTGATGCTGCTATTTGTATATCTACTTGGCAGTCAATATATAAATTACCGAAAGCATGGTTCGAACAATTTGGTATGGTTATAGGAGATGAGTGTCACGGATTCAAATCGAAATCACTCATGAACATTATGAACAAAGCAACCGAAGCAGAATATCGTTTCGGAACGACAGGAACACTTGATGGAACTCAAACACATGAACTGGTCTTACAAGGTCTTTTCGGACCAATACACCGCGTTACCTCAACAAAAGCCTTACAAGATGACGATACTCTCGCGCAATTACATATCAAGCGAATTATTTTGGATTATGGCGAAAAGGAACGATTGGACTTTGGACAAAGAACGTACATGGACGAGATCGACTATATTGTCACAAACACCAAACGAAATAACTTCATACGAAATCTGGCCGTAGATCAAAAGGGTAATACGCTAGTTCTTTATAATTATGTCGATAAACATGGCAAACCTCTCTTTGATTTGATTACAGATAAAGTAGACGAAAATAGGAAAGTGTTTTTCGTGTCCGGTAAAACAGACACTGAAGATAGAGAGGCAATAAGAGGTATAGTTGAAAAACAAAAGAATTCTATTATCGTAGCGTCTCTTGGTACATTTTCTACAGGGATAAATATTAAGAATCTGCATAATATTATATTTGCTTCACCAAGTAAATCGCAGATAAGGGTTTTACAGAGTATAGGTAGAGGACTACGAAAGAGTGAGGACGGATCTCCGACTACACTTTACGATATTATAGATAATATTACTAATAAAAACTTTGCCATGTTGCATTCGAACGAACGTCTTAAAATTTATGAAAAAGAACAGTTTAACCATAAAACCTATAAGGTCAATATATAATGCCAGATATAAAACAATTTAAACTGACTAATGATGATGAGATCATATGTGAAGTAATACAATGGGATGATCCTGAAAACGCAGCGATGGTTGTACGTGGAGCGATGCGAATTATAGCTGCCGAAGATTATAATCGTGGCGTTCGCTTTTATGCGTTTAGACCTTGGTTATCGTTTAGTGATAGTCCCGAAGAATTACAAACATTAAATTCAGTGCATATTATTGCCGAAATGAATCCTTCATCGGCTCTTGTAGGTCATTATGTTAAAACTATTCAAGCTGTTAAAAAGACATTGAATAAAAAAGATTATCCTCTTGACACTTTAGCCCCAAAAGTTGAAGACATGGGCGAAGAAGAGTTTCAGGAATATCTAGATCAGTATCTTAAAGAAAACGATGTCGATTTGTTTAATCCCAATGATATTGATTTAACTGATTCTGATGCTGTCGATAATATAATTAAATTTAAACCAAAAGGAACAATGCACTAGTGGAAGACACCGCAGAGGATCTGGTTTGGAAATCGATTAAACCAGATCATATATGGATTCTAGATAAATTAATTCTATCAAGAAAGCTTGGTTATAAGTGTGGACCTGTCGGAACCGATGTTCCTCGACCCGAATGGTATATTGTGAGACCGTGTGTAAATGCACTTGGATTGGGCCTTGGTGCTCAAAAAATCTTTATCGAAAAAGAAACTATGCATTTGCCAGTTGGGCATTTTTGGTGCGAATGGTTTGATGGTGAACATCATAGTGTTGATTATTTGCCCAAAAGTAAAACAAAAGTAAATACTATAAAAGGAATTAAATATTCCCATATGGATTTGGTTCAATGGGAGAAATGGATTAAAGTTGATCATAAAAAAGAACATATAATACCAGACTTTCTTTTTCCAATTATTCTAGATTATGAATGTATTAATTTAGAATATATTGGCAATAAATTAATTGAAGCTCACTTAAGACCGAATGAAGACTTTAGTGAAGGAAAAGCCTCTGAAGAGTTTATTCCTGTATGGAAAGGACAAAAGACTGCACCTCCCGTGGGATACCGTTATATTGATTACCCCGATGTTCATGGAAGGATTGGTGCGTTTGTAAAATAGTATATTCTTTCCCCCTGGAACGTTATACTTATTATACCATAACTTTCTGTTTCTGTAAACCCATTAAATTTTCATTTTATTTAAAAATAAAATAGTATACATTCCTCAATAATTACGATATAATATACATAATGAAAGGATTTGATCATGGCTCGTACTAAAAGAAAAAGTATACATTATGTAAATAATGCAGACTTCTCACAAGCCGTAGTTGATTATGTTACGTTGGTTCGTGAAGCCAACAAAAATAAAACAACTATCCCAAAAGTACCAGATTATGTTGCTCAGTGTTTTCTTCGAATTGCTGAAGGGCTTTCACATAAGTCAAATTTTATAAGATATACCTATCGTGAAGAAATGGTCATGGATGCTGTTGAGAATTGCTTAAAAGCAATTAGTAATTATAATCTTGAAGCAGCAACCCGTACTGGTAAACCGAATGCATTTGCATATTTTACACAAATATCTTGGTTCGCTTTTCTTCGAAGAATTGCAAAAGAAAAAAAACAACAAGATGTTAAGATGAAATATCTTACACAATCTGGTATTGAGAATTTTATTATTAATGAAAATGGCGATGATACCAGTCAACATATTGTAGATGCTTTTGTTGATACATTACGCGATCGTATTGATAAAATAAAAAGTCAAGATACTTTGGTTAAGGAATATGCGAAAACCGAAAAGAAAAAGAAAAGAACCGTTAAGGTTGATTCTGATTTGAGTGAATTTTTAGAATGAAAATAGCAGTACTGAATGACACTCACTGCGGTGTACGAAACTCTTCTGAGATATTTCTCAATAACGCAGCTGACTTTTATGATAACGTATTCTTTCCGGAATGCGAAAAACGTGGGGTAAAACAGATCTTACACCTCGGCGATTACTACGATCATCGTAAGTTTGTTAACTTTAAAGCTTTGAATCATAATCGCAAACACTTCCTCAATGAACTAAGAAATCGTGGCATGACGATGGATATTATTCCAGGCAATCACGATACGTATTATAAGAACACAAACGATCTCAACTCACTCAAAGAATGTCTTGGCCACTACATGAATGAGATTAATATTGTTATGGAATCAACAGTCATGGAATATGGCTCACTGAAGATAGCATTGATTCCTTGGATATGTCAAGAAAACTATGATCAGGTAATGTCTTTTATTAATGACTGTAAAGCTGACTGGTGCGGAGCTCACTTAGAACTTGGTGGGTTTGACATGATGCGTGGTGTACAATCTCATGGTGGTATGAATCATAAACTTTTTGATAAGTTTGAGCTCGTTCTTACTGGTCATTTTCATACCGCATCTCGTAAAGATAATATATGGTATCTTGGTAGCCAAATGGAATTCTTTTGGTCTGATGCTCACGATCCAAAATATTTTCATATAATCGATACTGAAACCCGTGAGATCGAAAAAATTAAAAATAATCACACTTTGTTTGAAAAAATTGTTTACAATGACGAGAAAATAGATTATAATGATTATGACGTATCAATCCTTGATAAGAAATTTGTGAAGGTGACGGTTGTGAATAAGACTGATGCTTTTATCTTTGATAGATTTATTGATCGTATTCAAAACCAAGATATCTATGAGCTTAAAATTGCCGAAAACTTTAATGAGTTTATTGGTGATAGTGTATCTGACGAGGGATTAGATGTTGAAGATACATATCAATTAGTTCAAGACTATATTGATAGTGTTGATACGGATCTTGAGAAAGATCGTATAAAGATTAGTATGCGTGAATTAATGACAGAAGCACAGGCTCTCGAAATAGCATGATATTATTTAAGACAGTTAAATATAAGAATTTTCTTTCATCAGGAAATTCTTTTACAGAGATCAATCTCGACCAGACTAAATCCACGCTGGTTGTTGGTCAAAACGGTGCAGGTAAATCCACAATGCTGGATGCCATCTCATTCGCTCTCTTTGGCAAACCACATCGTAATATTAACAAAAACCAGCTGGTTAACTCGATTAATCAGAAAGCGTGTGTAGTTGAGATTGGATTTAGCATAGGAAGTTCTGACTTTAGAATTGTACGTGGCATCAAACCAGGAATCTTCGAGATCTGGAAAAATGGTACTATGATCAACCAGTCTTCTCATGCTAAAGAATATCAGAAGATCCTCGAACAAAATATCCTCAAATTAAATCATAAGTCCTTCCATCAAGTTGTCGTATTGGGTTCCTCCTCTTTCATCCCATTTATGCAACTTTCTGCAGGGCACAGGCGAGAGGTTATCGAGGATCTTCTTGATATTAACGTATTCTCCCGAATGAACCAGTTACTACGTGATAAGCAAAGTGTACTGAAAGATCAGCTCAAAGATTTATCTTACCAAATAGATATTACAAAGAATAAGATCGATACACAGAAAAAATATATATCTGATATTAAAACTCTTACCCAAGAGAATAGAAAAGAATATGAATCTCGTATTGATGAGTCCCAAAATGATATAGATCAATTACAACAAGAAAATGGCAACTTAAGTATCGGCTTAGAAGATTCAATTAAAGAAACTGAAAGCATACTTTCTAACTTGCATAACAAAAGACAATCTTTACTTCTGGGGAGTCAAGATACAAAGACGAAAGCAAGTGAGGTAGGAAAACGTGCTAAATTCTTTGAAGAGAATGAAAACTGCCCTGTTTGCGACCAGACGATTACAGATAATCACAAGTCCCATATATTAGAAGGATTAAAATCAGAGGCTAAATCCTATAAAAGTACCTTAAAGCAAATAGGTGAAGAAGGTACTACAATCGAATCAAGTATTAAAGAAACAAATTCTTTACTTGAATCCTTACGTTCTAAGGTTTCTCAACTCAGTCAGAATAACGTAAAGATATCTAGTTTACAAAAACAAATAAAAGAATATCAATTTTATTTGGATAAAAATATAAGTGCTGATCTAGACAATGCAACAAAAGATCTTGAGGATCTAAATACAGATAGAAATAATTTACTCGAAAACAAATTTGAGTTATCGGAGAACATATCTTATAATACAGTCATGGGTGAAATGCTCAAAGATACTGGTATTAAAACTAAAATTATTAAGCAATATCTCCCTGTGATTAATAAATTAGTTAACCAATATCTACAGGTACTGGATTTCTTTGTGCATTTTGATCTTGATGAAGGATTCAATGAGACAATTAGATCCAGACACCGTGATTCTTTTGTATATGATTCTTTTTCTGAAGGTGAAAAACAACGTATTGACTTAGCTCTACTCTTCACTTGGAGGCACATAGCTAAGATGAAGAACTCTGTTGCTACGAATCTTCTTATTCTTGACGAAACATTTGATTCGAGTCTGGATCACGAAGGTGTGGATAATCTACTTAAGATACTCAATACGCTTTCAGATGACACAAATATTTTTGTCATATCTCATAAAGGTGAGATACTTGATGGTAAGTTTAATGCTAAGCTTGAATTTAAGAAAGAAAAGAATTTTAGTAAGATGGTAGCTTAATGGTTTACAAATCTATCAAAATGTGTTATAATTATTATATAATGAAATGGAGTATATTATGGAACTAAGTGATAAAACATTATCAGTACTGAAGAATTTTTCTGGTATTAACCAGAATATAATGGTTCGTTCTGGCAATGCACTCAAAACAGTCTCTGAGGCAAGAAACGTTCTTGCAACTGCAGTTGTGGATGAAACATTTCCTCAAGACTTTGGTGTATATGACCTGAATGAATTTATCGGTGTTCTCGGATTGGTAGATACACCTCGACTTAAGTTTGAGGATGAGTATGTCACAATCGGGGATTCAACTGGTAGATCAAAGGTTAAGTATTTCTTCTCAGCTGAAGAAGCCTTAACCAGCCCATCAAAAGATCTTAATATGCCTGAAGCAAATGTCCAGTTTGAACTTACTAATGATACATTAAACAAACTGAAACGTGCTGCTTCTACCTTAGGACACGATCAAGTATCCATTACGGGTAAAGATGGTGTATTAAGTCTTTCGGTAATCGATCCCAGCAATTCAACATCAAATGCATTTTCAATTGATGTTGATGGCGAATTCGATAAAGATGCACAGTTTAACTTTATTATCAATATTGGTAATCTCAAAATATTACCTGGTGATTACGAAGTTAAACTTTCATCTAAATACATAACGCAATTCAAAAATAAAGAAGTGAACGTGACTTATTGGATTGCACTAGAAAAAACCTCGACATTTGGAGTATAATGACATGTCAGAAACTATTGATCAATTGCAAGATCTTGCAAATAAATCGAGTCGAAGTACAATCGCAGTGATTGATGCTATGACTCAACGTGGCGCATTTAAAGGTGAAGAACTATCGACCATTGGTACTCTTCGTGACCAATGCATTCAAGTTGTACAAATATGTGAACAGTTACAACAAGAAGCTGCTATGGAAGACGAGGAAGAAGAATAGGATTTACAATCTCTCTTTTTTGTGATATAATTATTTTTTGTTATGGAGATTGTGAATGTCTAACGACTTCTTATGGGTCGAGAAATACCGCCCAAAAACGATTGCTGAGACTATCTTACCAGATAGCCTAAAGCAAGTATTTCAAAAAATCGTAGACGGTGGGGAGCTTCCAAATATGCTCCTCACTGGTACTGCCGGCCTCGGTAAAACCACTGTTGCTCGAGCTCTTTGCAATGAATTAGAATTAGATTATATTTTAATCAACGGAAGTGAAGAAGGCAATATAGATACTCTTAGGACGAAGATCAAACAGTTTGCATCTTCCGTTTCTCTACAAGGAGGGTATAAAGTTGTCATTCTCGATGAAGCAGATTATCTTAATCCACAGTCAACACAGCCAGCTCTCCGCGGGTTCATTGAGGAGTTTGCTAACAACTGTCGTTTTCTTCTAACTTGTAACTTCAAGAATAGAATAATCGAACCGTTACATTCTCGTTGTGGTGTATATGAATTCAATACATCTAAAAAAGATCTACAACCTTTAGCAGCACAAATGCTTAAACGTTCTCAAACCATTTTAGAAAATGAAGGTATTAGCTACGATCAGATGGCGGTTGTTGATCTGATTATGAAACATGCACCTGATTGGCGAAGGATTCTCAATGAATTACAAAGACATTCTATGGTGGGGATTGTTAACAATAGCAGCAGTGATAATACTCAATCTTTCGATTCTCTTTTTACTCACCTGAAATCAAAAGACTTTAAGAAAATGAGATCATGGGTGGTCAATAATATCGACACCGATGCTTCTGCTATCTTTCGTGGTATATATGATCGTATGTACGATAAGTTAAAACCCCAATCTATTCCTCAATTAGTTCTTATTCTTGCAGACTATCAATATAAGAACGCATTCGTTGCTGACCATGAACTGAATGTGGTTGCTTGTATGACGGAGATTATGGCGAATGTTGACTTTGCATAGAGCGTGGAGAATATGGGCCAAGACAATTGGCAGTAAGATAGGAGATGATCATGAAAGCGATATTGCCGCTGTGTTACGTTCCATTTGGGTATTCACTCACTTGGTTGCTTGTTTTTTTATTATTGCACATAATGGCATCAAGTTAGGATGGTTTTAAATGAACCCATTTGAGTATCTCAATGCGATCAACTACACGAAACAAAATATTATGGTCGATGATTTGGCAGAAAAAGGTTACAATCCTTTTATGGTTAATCGTAGTCTTTCTTATTTTAATGACACTGTTTTGATGGCAAACGAAATGAATCAACACCACCATATTGATAATTTTCTACAATTTTCATTTTTGATAAATATAGTCAGGAAGAAGAAACGTTTCTCAAAATGGAACAAACCTGAAACCGTAAGTGACGTGGAAGTTGTCAAGGAATATTATGGCTATAATAATGAAAAAGCCCGCCAAGTCTTGTCCCTTCTCACATCAGAAAATATAGATGAATTAAAGAAGAAGGTTTACAAAGGTGGAAGAAAATAATTTAATAGAGTGGACACCGACTTCGATGCTCGAAGTTACTCTCAACGAACCAGACGATTTTCTGAAGGTTCGTGAGACACTAACTCGCATTGGTGTTGCATCCCGTAAAGACAATAAGCTATACCAATCATGTCATATACTACACAAGCAGGGTAGATATTTCATTGTGCACTTCAAAGAGTTATTCTTACTTGACGGTAAGAAATCTAATCTTGAAGAAAATGACATTGCACGTAGAAATACGATTGCTACTCTTATGAGTGATTGGGGATTGATATCAATTGACAATAAGAGTAAAGCAGTACCGATTGCTCCTCTTAGACAAATTAAAATAATTCCTTTTAAAGAAAAAAATGAATGGGAATTATGCCCAAAATATAATATTGGAAATAGGTAATGCTCAAAGTCCACAAATATGAAAACTACGATCATTATGTTGATGCCCAAACAGGTGCAAATAAACGTAAGATTACCTGGCAATTTAAAAAGGAAGATCACGTAAAGTGGATCAAAGAAAAAAAGCTAGGGGCAAGCAATATCATATGTCATGGGACGAGAAATGGTGGGGAACAAAGATTCTTTCAAAAATATTGGCCAGATGCCTATGTGATTGGAACAGAAATTAGTGAAACCGCAACACAATTTGAAATGACCGTCCAGC